TGGTAACCTCCTTAGAAAGTAGTAATTTCAACAGAACTACCGTCTGCTTTCGCAGAAATACTGCCATTTCCTTGAGTTACCAAAATTGTATTTTCAGAAAGTCTCGGAAGGCCTTCTTCATCCAAGAAGAACTGAAAAATTTCTACTTCACCAGACTTTTTCTTAACTGCAATGTGGTTCTCCCAGACATTAAGAATGGTGTCACCCTTCTTCAAAATTTCAAATTTAATCTGCATAATAATGCTCCTTTCAGCGTATCAGTGTTGATTTTTAGTATGTCTCTATAATTTCTGAATCATAAGCTCCAAGAGGATATTCAGTAATACAACCCTTGACCCCAAAATTACAACTACAATATCTGCACACAAAATCCACGCAATCAAACCAGTGTTGCGTCTCTGCTCCCATCTGACGTTCGGCTATACAATCATCGGTGATATAATCTGCAAGATCGATCACATTGGTAGCACCACAATGAGGACACTTGATAACACGCCTCATACTGATGCCATCCATGCCCATTTCCATTTCATTCAGCTGAACGGTTTGGTAATATTCCTCTAAAGCCTTTCTGAAAATCTGTGATTTAGGCTGTCCTGTCATCCGGCTGCAATATGCAAGCATCTGGTTCTCCTCATCATTGAGGCGTACCCGATACTGGTTGTCACGTTTATCGTCTACAGTTGGTCTGCCTTTTCCAGCCATGTTATGCCCCTTTTTGGATATCCATTTAATCTTACTATCCCCAATTATACAGATTTCGACATTCCTTGTCAATGATTAAAGATGTATCCATTTAATAAATTTTCTATGAACGACAAAAACGCCCAGACCGAAGCCTGAGCGTCACACTGTTATTTTCATCTTATTCGTTTATCGTAATCTCAATCCCGGACTTGAATTCCACCACAAAGTGGTCATCGAACACCGTAATCTTCTCAATCATCCTTCTGACCAGGGCTTCGCTGTACTCGATGACTTCTTCTGGTTCGCTCTGAAGGAAGGCAACCATGTCAGCCATGCGCTGGCGGATGCCATCCTTGTTGGCTTCCTGCAAAAGCAGTTCTTCCTTTTCCGCTCGGAGTTCATCTATCTCATCGGCAAGGGCATCGTAATTCTGCCTTGCGTTTGCCAGTTTCAAAAGTTCCTGCTGAAGTTCCAGAAGGTGGGCATCAATTCCTTCCACGGCCGCACTATTGCTGTCTCCAAGGCATCTCTCAAAACTTGCCTGCAGGGCGGGGATGAAGGAGGAGCTTTCCGTGATGACTTCGTTTACCGCCCGGACAATCACCTCATGCAGAAGTTCTTCCTTTACCGTTCGTGCCGTACAAGACGGGCGGTTTTTCTCTACCCGGCTGAGGCATCTCCAAACTGTGGACTTGCACCCACGGTTGTTCCAATTGATTTTGCGGAAGATGTCGTTGCAGTGGGCGCAGTACACGATGCTCGAAAGAGCGTATCGGCTGCTGTAAATCCTGCGTTTTTGGCCAGGTCCGTACTCCATGTGCGCTCTGCGGTACATTTCTTCCCGTACTTTCATGAATTTCTCACGGGGAATGATAGCCGGATGGCTGTTCTCCACATAATACTGCGGAACGATGCCGTTGCTGGCCACACGCTTCTTATTCAGGAAATCAACCGTGTAGGTCTTCTGCAGGAGTGCATCGCCGATGTATTTCTCGTTCGTGAGGATCTTCTTCAACGTACTCTGCAGCCAATAATTGTTTCCGGCGGCAGTCTTGATGCCATCCACTTCCAAACCCTGTCCAATCTGGAACAGGCTTGCACCTTCCAAATACTCTCGATAGATTCGCAGGACAATTTCTGCTTCTTCCGGGACAATAACCAGGTTGCCTTCATCGTCCTTTGTGTAGCCGAGGAAGCGGTTGTGGTTGACCTGCACCTTCCCGGCTTGGTAGCGGAATTGCAACCCCAGTTTTACATTTTGGGAAAGGGACTGCGATTCCTGCTGTGCAAGAGATGCCATGATAGTCAGAAGGACTTCACCCTTGGCATCCATCGTATTGATGTTTTCCTTTTCGAAGTACACAGAAATGTTCTTTTCTTTCAGCTTGCGGATGTATTTCAGGCAGTCCAGCGTGTTGCGGGCAAATCGGCTGATGGACTTGGTAAGGACCATGTCGATCTTGGATGCCATGCAGTCCTCAATCATGCGGTTGAACTCTTCACGCTTCTTGGTGTTGGTACCTGAAATGCCGTCATCGGCATAAATCCCGGCAAGCTGCCACTCAGGATTTCTGTCAATGAATTCTGTGTAATGTTCCACCTGCGCCTCATAACTGGATTCCTGTTCGTCACGGTCAGTGGAGACACGGCAGTACGCTGCCACACGCAACTTTGGTTTTTCTTCCGTGACCTGCCTTCTGCTGCCGACTCGTTTTCTCGCCGGAATCACGGTGATCGTTTTCTCAGCCATTCTGCACCTCGCTTTCTATCAGACTGTAAATGTATGCGGCCTGCTTGAATGGGTCATCGTATCTGTGGGTGACCTTTCCTATAATAAAAACGGTCTCTGCTTTGCAATGCGGCGGTGTTGTCCGTTCCCGGATTCTGCCCAATGCTCCAACACGGCGATCTCGCTCTTCTACGACCTTGGAAAAGGTTTCGCTGTCAATGATCGCAGGATAAAAATCATCGCCCAAGTAATGCTCGTTCTGGAGCATCCTTTTTGCACCGCTGTGGAACAGGGTAAGTCCTGCGGCTTCTGCTGCGGGTACCAATGCCAGTCCGGCAAGGTAACCACTGAACAGGGTACGCACCTGCTCAGCTTGACCTTCGTCAATGACCGCCACACCGTTTTCGATTCTGTATCCGTATGGGATGTGGTTTGCCATGTTCATCGTATCCTTTCTTTCAGTGTCAATCCGCATTTCAGTTCAAAGGCTGCGGTGATTCTTTCGTGCATCACGACCCGCTCCACAAACTGTGAAAAGCAATCCCCGTCAAACTCCGTCAACATCTCACCCCGGTTGCAAAAGCGGATGAGGTCTGCCAGCTTTTCGGTCTTTTTCATCTCTCCGTTAACAGAGAACACCAGATGTTCTTTTTCTTCGGTCAGTGCCTGTGCTTCCGTCAACAAGTCGTTGGATTCCTGTGTGAAGAGTGCTGGGTCAAGGTAGCCTCGTGTCATAAGCGTAGTCAGTGTATTCTGCCATTCCGCATTCTTCTCTAGCCGTTCGTCCAGTTCGGACAATCGGCTGACGGTCTCCTTCTTGCTAACGTTCCGCAGAGAAGTAAGCAGTGGCTGCAAGACTTCCTTGTGGGCGAATATCAGCTTGTTCATCATCGTAACGAATGCCATTTGCAGGGCATCTTCCCGGATGAACTTCTGGGAGCAGCTGTTCTTGTCCTTCAGATGCCCGGAGCAAGTAAGTGCAGGATACTGGATGTGGGTGGAATAATTCATTCTGCGTTTAAGCGGCGAACCGCACTCTCCGCAGAATACCTTCCCGGACATGGGGTATCGTGCCTGGTACTTAGCATCGCCCCTGGTGATACCTTTTTCCTTTGCACGCTGTTCCACCAATGCTGCCACCGCATCGAAATCCTCGTGGCTGACGATGGCATCGTGGTGTCCTTCCATATAAAACTGATCCATCTCGCCGTAATTTGTGTGCCTGTTGAACCGCTCGTCCGTGTAGGTCTTCTGAAAAATGCAGTCTCCTGTGTATTTCTCGTTGGAAAGAATGCCCCGGACGGAAGTGGATGTCCATTTACCGCCCTTCTTGGTCGGCGCACCCAGTTCTATGAGTTCGGCTGCTATCGCATCTGAACCCTTGCCGGAGAGCGTTTCAGAATAAATAAATCTGACCCACTTGGCTTGTTCTTCGTTGATCGCCCATTCACCATCACCTATGTAATTGTAACCGTATGGTGGGTATGCTAGCTTGAAAGTACCGTTCTCAAAACGGCGGCGGATGCTCCACTTGCTGTTTTCGGCAATGGAGACCGATTCGCTCTCGGCAAGGCTTGAGAGAATGGAAAGCATCAGTTCACTCTCCATGGAACCTGTGTCCAGATCCTCCTTCTCAAAGTAGATGGGAATACCCAAGCCGAGCAGTTTTCGTACCAGTTCAAGGCAGTCGGTAGTATTACGGCAGAAACGGCTGATGGATTTTGTAATGACCCTGTCGATGTGACCGTCCTCACAGTCTGCAACCATTTGCATCAGTGCCGGCCGCTTGTCTTTCTTCGTCCCTGTGATGCCCTGGTCGTAATACAATCCGGCATACTCCCAATCCAGGTGTGCCTTGATGTATCGCTCATAATGGTCTTTCTGTGTTTCAAGGCTCAGAAGCTGTTCATCCGAACCTGTGGAAACACGGCAGTAGGCAGCTACGCGGGTCTTTCTCACAGCATTCAAAAATGCTGCATTTCCTTCGATTTTTGTTATCCGTTTCATAGTCTCACCTCCCTTTGGGTAGGTCACATATTACCTCTGTGTCCGCACTATAGCAACGTATTATCAGGATATAAATCGGCAAGATAGGGAGAAAATACGCGGCGATTTTCGGCCATAATGCGGTCATATTCACCAGTGGAAATCAGCCCTTTATCAAGCATTTTTCGTGTAATCTGCTCGGCTCTGATATAGTTATATTCATTCTGAAGCTGTTCGTTGGTCATTCTCTCTGAGGGAGATGACTGCAGCTGTTCAGGGGAAGTAATCTTTGTTACCTGCATAGTCTCGTCCTCCGTTCCGAGGGAATTTGTCTATCCCTCTGTTACATTGGGAAAAAGAACAACCCCCATAACCGCAGAAAAAGCCCGCCGCAGAGGAATAAATCTCCACGGCGGGCAAACGAGATGTCCTGCTATAAAATTAGATACGGGCAACGTAATCAAGAGCGATCCATCCCGCACCGGATTTCAGCCTGCCCCACCCCTTTGAAGAGCCGATGCCAGACTTCACTTCCACGATGGTGAACACCCCCTTTCCGGTATATTTCCCGGTTCTTGCGTAGTTCGTGCCTGCGCCCTTACGGATGTTCAGGTCATTGATGCTGACACGAACAAGGAAAGGACAGCCATCGGCAGGTGCGGTGCTGACTGCGGCATCGTACTTGGTGAGATTCCATCTCTCGATGATGCTGCACAAGTTGCTGACATAGGTGCTGGAAGTGGCATAACCACCATCTTTGATGATCTGTGCCGCCTTCTTATAATCGGTACATCCTTTGAGTCCGTCATAACGAAGCTTACTGCCGTTCTTTGCACCAAGCAGATAGGCAGAATGGTCTGCGATAGACTGCTCCACGGAAGTATATTTCCTGAAATCAGAAGTGATGGTGATGTACTGATTTCCGTTCCACTCCTGCGTTTTCTTGGTATATACAGATTTGCCATTCCAGACAGAACCACTCCAGGTATTGCCGGATAAGGACTTCTTCATGCCGAAGCAGTTGTTGGCATTCTGAGCCAGCTCACTCTTGCCGTAGCTGGACTCCAGAATAAACTGTGCCAGGGATACGGATGCAAGCACACCGCTTCTCTTCTGATTTGCTGTAAACAAAGAGCCGACCTTCTTGATGATATTTGATTCCGTCATACCTTTGAACACAGATGCCTGCATACCGCTTTTTCCCATGTCAGCAGGGGAAAGTGCTGCGGTAACCGTTGCAGCCAGATTTCCCAATCTTGCATAGAGCCAGTTTCCGGGACAGGACTTATTGGCAAACCATCTGTGCACTGTGATAAGCATCTCATCTGCTGCCGGAGCATAATTCAGTGCTTTGTTCTTATTATCAATCCATAAAAGCTTTGTCTTGCCGTTTCTTTTGCAGATATCTGTGCAGAGTTCAATGAGTTTTGCATAGACTTTATTGTTCATCTCATAGGGTTCGGTCGTTCCGCTGGCACACTCGATGGTGATGGCTCTTTGGTCATTGGCAGCACTGGAAGAACACCAGCTACGGTTCTTCTCTTCTACGCAGAGGGAAATGCGACCGTCCTTGCCGATGCCATAGTTACAGCTTGCCTGCCTGGACGGACTGGTGAAGCAGCCGCAGATGCTCTCGCAGGAGAGTTGGCCCACCACGCAATGCGGTGTGATGCGGTCGATGGAATGAGTTCTCTGCCCAGAATGGTTCGGGCTGAGTTTGGTATAGGATACCAGGGAACTATTCGTGTAAGCCATATTATTCATCCTCACTTTCCGAGCGGTCATGGAGTTGCTCTAAAACGGTCTTGATCTTTTCCGGCACAGGCAGACCAAGGTGTGCCGCATTCTCCAGAAGGCTCATGCCCTCATTGGAGATGTAAAAGAAAATAACTGCGGTTCGCAGGACACTGCCGGTCCCGATGACCTGCACATCAAGGATATTTGCAATCCCGACCAGCAGGAAAATCAGTACCTTACGGCAGATGCCCCGGAACCCCACTTCACTGGAGAGGGTCTTGTCGTTGATGGCACACATCACACCCGTGATGTAGTCGATGACTACAAAGGCAATAAGGGCATAAAGCAAGCCATCGCAGCCACCGAGAAAGTAGCCGAGCCATCCTCCGATAGCGGTGAAAATAAGCTGAATCGTGTTCCAGAATTCTTTCATAGTGTTTGTCCTCCTTAAAAATTGGTGTGAAAAAAGCGGCTACCCGGAATTGAATAGTCGCTTGGTTCACAAGTGAATTATGCTTTTCGTAGCGTATAGGTGATTTTCATCGTCTTGTCCGCTGTTTTCGTGACAGGTGTGGAAAGGTCGTTGATGGTTGCCAGGTAGTTCCGGCGCAGGGAACGCTGGATTTCGCAGCCGTTGTTCGTATACCGGGCAAGCATTGTCGTTACAGATTCTCCAACGATAGGAACTGTTATCGGGTAATAGGGCGTTGAACTCCAGGAACCAACGGAATCATAATCGCCGCTGGCTTCCATCGCATAGAGTTTGTTGTCGTTCGTATTCAAAACAACACCGTAGTCCAAGCCACCGTACTGATACAGTCTGCCATCATGGGCATCTTGGCAATTCGTCATATCAATACCGTTCATATTGATCTGCACGACATCGGCAGGGCTGTCCAGCCGAATACGATAGATTTTAGTCGGTGAGCCGGCCCTCATATAAATCGAACCGCCATAGACTCTACCGTGAAGGTAATGGTCAGAACCACTATAAAAAATGCCAGAACCAAAGGTATCTGCAGTCGTGTTGGTAATGGTATAATCCCGAAACTCGTAGGTGTTCATATCAAATTCCCGGACATTGAAGGTGCCATTGGGCTTGACGCTGTCATTGGGCATCGAAACCAGATAAAACTTGCCCATCTCCACATCACAGGTGATGCGAATACGGTCGTAAGAATTATAGAGGATCACGCTGGTGACATCGATGTCCGTAGATGCCTTTTTTCTTGTTGCTGCTCCCTTATTGCGGAATAAATCAATTTCTGCAAGGTCAGCACTATACTCAGAAATGGTAAGTGTATACTTCTCGTTTGCATAGGTCAGATTGCCGAATACTGCTTTGTCATGTTCCGTATCAAGGAAAATCAGCCGACCAGCGCTATTGAAAATATTAGTTCCCTGCAATGCAGGTAGCAGTTTGCTATAGGGCTGGAATACCACATTGCCATCTCGCAGATAGTACCGTCCATTCGCATTATCGGTCGGTTTTGTGATTTCTGGGGTCTCACTGAAATAGCCGCCCAGCAAACTTGTAAGGCAGACGGATGCAATTACACCGTTGCCCTGGCTGGTCGTAAAATCATAAACAAAGGTGGCGATACCTTTATCAATGTCCAAGCTCGTTTCGGTCTTATTGCAACTCCCGCGTGTTTTATTGGTGCCGGTATTGGTGATGTTATAAACAGCACAGCCAGAGATGCCAGCATCCGCCGGGGCGAAGAAAGTATCGGGATCACTGCCCAGAGCCTTGTTGTACAGAAGCAGACCGCCATAGAATGGAGTAATCAGACTGTCATAATCGCCCGTATTGGATTCGCCGTCAAATAGCAACTTTTCAATATTGCATCGCCCACCATAGCCGTTCAAAATCTCACTCACGGCATCGGTGACGATATTGTCCTTTTCTATAGTCTCCACGGCACCCGTATGGATGTCGGTCAGTTCAATTTTGGTGTGTCCATGCAGGGTCATTCCTCTTCCTCCTTCTGCGGATTTTCAAATTTGAATACAAAATTGGTTAGGGTATCATTGTCGTGTAGCACAAAACGAAAGACGAGCTTTCTATCCCCAGGCAAGGCATCCCAGATGGTTGCTGGAACTGTTTGTAGAAAGTCTGCCATCGGCTGTTCTTCGCTGAAGGTGGCTCCGCCATCATACGATAAACAAACACCCAATGTATCACTTGCCACAGCAGACAAGGACAGGATACTCAGCACACTCTCGTGGCTCATATCACATACAGCAATAATGGGCTGATCCTTCGGTGTAGCAGAAATCGCTGCCTGCATCTCTGAAATCTGTGATGCATCCGTCCACTCATAGACTGTGGGCGAAGGCAGTGTAATCAATAGGGATGAAGGTGGCGGGTCTGGAATACCGTGTGTCAGAAAGATCTCCTGTGATAAGGCAGTCACGCCTTCGAGCGGGACAAGTACATCATCCGCTACAGTGTAATAGGTATCACCACTTTTACATAGGAAACGATAAGTTGCCAGTTTCGGAACTCCCGATTCGATGCTCCATTGCTTACCAGTTTCTGTATCCGCCGGGGTGAAGGTGAGGGCTTCTGGGGCTACCCCAGTCATCGGGATCGTTATCTGCTCACCGCCACATAGTAATTCATGGGTTGCAGAGTAGCTTGTCATAGACGGCTCAGTAACCATATAAAGCAGAATGCGCCCATCTTCCAACAGAAACAACTCATAGACGATGAGTGCCGCTCGGTCAGTAGTGCTGTAATGACCATAGCCGTGAACTCGCAGTTTTAAGAATCGGGTTCCGTGGCATTGACCTTCCTGCCGATAGACATAATACACATTCGTATCACGCCGCCAGACTTTCATCTGCTCACTACTCGTACCAAAGCCGACCCACATATTGCCGCTGACATACAGATTGCTGGCTGCCACTCCATTGAAGTGAAACCAATCCACACCCTTGACCGTATCGGTGCCGTCATCGTTTTTGCTATTATTTCGAATGACCGACATGCCTTCTGTGGTATCCAGCAAATCCGTCAGATCGGAATAACTGCTTGTACCGCTCATCAGTATTTCACCTCGATTCCTTCCACACTTTTGAATATCGTGGTATCTACGCTCAGTGCAGCACAAAGCCCCTGGTCGATTTCCTGCATAGCGGAAACTGCAGAGAAGGCGTGCCGCAGTGCAAATACACCACCATCTGTAATAACCCAGTCCGTTGCATAGGTGGAATCCACCTCAGTGGTAAATGTCCAGCCTTCCACGATCTGTTCCACAGACAGCTTTTCCCGGATACCACGGATTTTGATGCCTCGCTTACGAAGTGGTAATAGCGAAATGGTCGCAGACAGATTTTTACTCGTAGGCTCATCTGTGCTGACAACACAGCCATCTACCATAGCAATCGGTGTTGTCGGGTAGAACTTAAGCGGATACAGCTCAATGGTTTCTTCGGCAGTCAGTTTACCGTTCCATTCGCCCAGACCAGCAACAAGGCCTTGACCGCTGATAGTCGCTTTTATCTGATTTGCACCGATATGGGCTGTTCCTCCGGCAATCTTCATAAGAACAGTAAGGTTGTTGGCACTGTTCGGAGCAACACGGGTCAGGGGCAAGAATAAGGTCAGAATGTGGTTGCCATTGATGCAGGTCTTAGTCGGAATGAAATATTCCAAATCCTCGTTGTTAATGCGATAGACCACTTCCAGTTCCGCCTGGCCTTTTTCCGTAAAAGTGTAATGAACAGGCTTCGTGACCTCGTTTTTATCATCTGTGGTATCCTCATAGCTTGCAGTGCCTTCGACCGTTCTGACAGTGTCCTCTGTAGCAACACTGAGTAAAATTTCCGCAAGGAAGTGGGCACTGGTTTCCTCTTTCGCCGTAAAATCAATAGAGAGGATTTCTGTGTGAACATCGCCAATATCGATCTTGGCGGCGTTTACAAAGTTGTACACGACAGTCTTGCCGGACTCCACCTGGTTGATAAGCCCAGTAATGTTTTTGTCGTTTTTACTCTTAGCAGCAGACAACCTTGGATTTTTGCCCACGCATTTAAGACTGTGCTTTCCATTGACCTTATAGGTGATGCCAGTAATGCAGGAAATTTTGCTTTCATCTGCATGACCGCCGGAAAAAGTAAGAATGTCCCCAGGATCAAGAGCCGGATTGCCAATGGTCGTACTCTCAAAAGGAACATAATCAATAACAGAAACTGCATTTAGGATTGCAGTCAGCATACGCTCACGGGTAGCTTTTAGACCATACTGTAGCAAAGGGTTGACGCCCAGATTCATGGTCAAGCCATCATCTTTTTCCAAGGCATAGTACTCGGCAATATTCGACCGAATATTCGTGGAGGAAATTGCGGTATAGCGAGTGATGAAATCGGAATAAGTGCTGTCGAACCGCTGGGTGGACGGAATATTCATCACAGAGGTCGCACCGTATTGTACCAACTCCAGTTTGCCTTCACGATTGATACGGCAGAAACACCCCAATACCTGTGCGGTGTAATATAGCAAATCCCGATAGCTTTCCATGTCATTATCCGCATAGATACCGAGAATTTCCTTGCCATTAGGGAGTTGCTCCAATTCTTCCTTGCTCTGGGCCAGCTCTACATGACAGTCATTGCAGGCTGTTGCAAGGAAGTTGTATGCTGTGCCGCTGGAAGAATTGAGCTGGAGGGGCTTATCAAATCGGAGCATATAATCATAGGCTTTCAGTTCCAGGCAGCGGATAGCTCGGTTTGCTTCGCTGACCTCAAACACACCCATCGGCACTTCTTCTTCGGTTTCGTCCCCATACACCAGATGGAATGACAGACGAATCTCTGCTCCGTCCAGAGTGTAACGGTCAACATCCGAATACAGGCTGATACCCATCTCAGCCGCATACACCGTACCCAACTCGATCTCCGTGCTTCCGCAGCACTGCCGCGTAATATAGCCGGAGCCCTTCACAATGTCATCATTACCAAACTCGTAGGTCTGGTTCGTCTTAGTCGTGATGCTGCCCGTCCAGTAAAATGTACGGGTGTTTTTCTGCACCTCTTCCATGAATTCATCGCTGACTGGATACATCAAAACACCCCTTCCTTAGAACTCATTCAGCGTAAAGGATACCTTCCACAGTCCTTTGTAGGAGGTATCCTTCTCCAGCTTTGCCTTATATCCTGTGATATACATCTCGGCTTCTTTCTGTTCCAGCGTTTCCGCATCAAAAAATCGGACGCTGATCTTTGTTTTCTGCTTATACACCGTCAGCTTCTTCAGCCACCGTGGAGTTACAGAAAAATCAACGGATATGGTGTGAACGCCGGAACGCACCACATCCCGCTGAGTAGTCCCAGCTTCTGTTTCGCCGGAGGAATCTGCTTCCACATCGTTCATCGCTACATCGTAGGATGTCGGTAAAGGAAGGCTCTCCCCATCAAAAACAAGATATTGAATAAATGCCATCGGCACACACCTCCTTATCTGCCGCCGGAACGAAGACTCATCCGCTTCTGTGCATCCACGATAACTTCGTCCAGCAGGTTGTTTCCAAGATAGACTGGGATAGAAATCATGCCCGGATTCTGGCTACCCATGCCGTCCAGCATCTCACGGATACCAGAAAGCAGACTGGATACAGCTCCATCAGACACACCGCCATTGGTGCTGCCGCCGCCAGCCATCTGCACTGCAGATACCTGTGGATTGATGACCATATCAGCAGCTGCTCCAGACACAGCTTTCTGCACCAGACTACGGCTCTTTTCGATGCCTTTCGCCAGACCAGTCATAAAGTCCGGCATCCAGCTCTCATAATCCGTCAAAGGTCCTTCGTCTGGGACCGAGAAGTGCAGAACGGAACGGATCTTATTTGCTACTCCTGTCACGGCATCGGTAACTGCGCTGATGCAGGACTTGATACCGTTGACGATGCCCATGACCAGGTCTTTGCCCCAATTGAACGCCTGGGATGCAAGCCCCTTCACATAGCCGACCGCTTTCTCAAAGCCGGAGTGAATGACCGTGTAGATCTGACCGATGATGCTGCCGATGGCGAATTTTACATTGTTCCAGATACTCGTGATGACCGACTTGATCGAGTTCATCACAGAGGAAATCATGGATTTAATGTTGTTCCAAGCCGAGGACACTACGCCCTTGATGGCGTTCATCACTGTGGTGACCGCATTTTTAATGGCATTCCACACAGTCGTGACTACACCCTGGATGGCTGTCAGAACCGTGGTAACCACGGACTGAATTGCTGTCCAGATGGTCTGGAATACATTCTTGATGCCCTCCAGCACAGGGGTAAGGAAAGCAACGATGGCATTCCAGATTTCCTGTATCTTCTGGGACACAGCCGTGAAAGCCCGCTCAATCAGAATACGGATGGCTTCAAATATGGTCTCGAACAAATACCGAAATGCCTCCAGTAGCGGAGAAATCGTATCATAGATGCTCTGCCATACAGAGGTGATCGTATTCCAGATGGTGGTCATCACACCACTGATACTCGTCCACGCTGCCGTGAACACACCTGTGATTCCTTCCCACAGAGTAGTGAAAAATCCAGAGATCGCACCCCATACCGTCTGGACGATACCGAGGATGGACTCCCATGCCGTAGACAGGAACGAGGTGATGGCATTCCATGCTGTGGTGACCGCCTGTTTGATGCCCTCCCACAAATTGATCCAGAACTGCCGGAACCCCTCACAGTTGTTCCAGAGATAAATGAAAGCCGCAACCAGGGCGGCAATCGCTGCAATAATAAGGGTGATGGGGTTTGCCAGCATGGTCACATTCAGGGCGGCAAAGGCTCCCTTCACCACATTGATGGCCCCAGCAATCTTCGGTACGATGGTCATAATCGTACCAATGGCACTGACCACCTTACCAATCACTATCAGCACAGGTCCCAATGCCGCTGCAAGCAATGCCACGGTCATTACGACCTTCTTCGTGCCTTCGCCCATACTGTTAAGCCAATCCACGAACTTCTGAATCCAGCCGACAATCGTGCAGATCGCAGGCATGAGCAACTCACCAAAAGAAATGGCAAGCTCCTCAAGTTGTGATTTTAAGATGGTGAGCTGACCTTCCAGGTTGTCCTGCATGGTAGTAGCCATCTTTTCTGCCGTACCGTCACAGTTGGTGATGGCACTGTTCAGCTTTTCAATATCGCTTGGTGCAGCATTCATCACGGCAAGGAAGCCGGACATCGCATTTTTGCCTACCAGAGCTTCCGCATTTGCAGAACGCTCGGATTCAGACATCTGGGAAAATGCTACTCGGCAATCCGCCAGAATATCTCCAAGGCTTCTCATGCTACCATCCGCATTGGTGGTCTGAACCGTCATCTCGCCAAAGGCAGCACCAGAGAATTTGACCTCGCCAGTGAGGTTGGTCAGCATGGAACGCATGGCAGTACCAGCCTGGGAGGACTTGATACCTGCATTCGCCATCAGACCGATGGCTTCCGCTGTATCCTCTGCAGTGAATCCCAACGCACCCGCAACAGGCGCACAATACTTGAAAGTTTCGCCCATCATGCTGACGTTCGTATTTGCGTTGGAAGATGCCGCTGCAAGAATATCAGCAAAATGCCCTGAGTCTGCGGCAGACAGACCCAGGGCGGTAAGTGCGTCAGTAACGATATCTGATGTGGTTGCCAAGTCCTCGCCGGACGCAGCGGCAAGGTTCATAATGCCCTCGATACCGTCCAGCATATCACCAGTTTTCCAGCCGGCCATCGCCATGTAATTCATTGCTTCGGCGGCTTCGGATGCGGAGAACTTGGTCTTGGCACCCATCTCTCTGGCTTTATCCCGCAGGGCTTCCAGATCGGAACCCGTAGCCCCGGACACCGCCGCCACCTGGCTCATAGCACTGTCGAAGTCAGCGGCGGTCTTTACTGCCGCTGTACCAAGGGCGGTAACGGCACCCGTGACGGGGAGGAGCTTCTTTCCGGCAGATTCGATGTTGGAACCTACCGTCTGTAGCTTTTCACCCGTGGCAGGAATCTTCTGCAGGGCAGTCGCAGATTGATTTGCCTGCTCTTCCAGGCGTCTCAGCTCCTGCTCGGTTTCCACGATCTCACGCTGGAGTCCGTCATACTGCTCCTGGGTGATCGTACCGTTCTTCAGAGCTTCGTTTGCCTGTTCCTGGGCGGTTTTCAGAGTCTGGAGTTTATTCTTCGTTTCCTCCACAGCTTGTCCGAGCAGCTTATGCTTCTGGGCTAACAGTTCTGTATTGCCAGGGTCCAGTTTCAGAAGTTTCTCTACATCCTTAAGCTGGGACTGCGTGGACTTGATTTCTTTGTTTACATTTGCGAGGGCCTTGGTAAGCCCGGTGGTATCACCGTTGATCTCAACCGTGATGCCTTTGATACGGTTTGCCACGCAAGGTCACCTCCTTAGAATCTGTCCATATCCTCCTGGCTGGCAAGCTGCGGATATTTGTAATCGTCATTGCTGCTCTCGGCATACATATCATTCACCAGACCTATCGAAAGCAGGTCCAGGTCACGGATAGAAATGCCAAGCTGTACACACCGCAAAAGGAACAGCGGCGTTGTCATTTCGCGCTCACTTTTGCGAAGTTTTTTTTAGACTCAACCTCAGACTGTACATTCAGCCCCCAAAGCTCGATGATCTCCGGCAAGACCTGGTAGATGGAGAAGGTGTTAAACTCGTCCAGCCAATCTTCCGGGGAGTCCGGCACAGCCGTAGGGTCTGCGTGTTTCGCCATGATAAAGGCGATGTTTTCAAACATCTCCAGAGAAAAAAGGTCAAGGCTAGACTGCTCCTCGCTGGAGGAATCCACAGCCTTCTCCAAGTCACGGAGGTCCTTGTAAATATCACGATGGAATTTCAGGCGATAGATACGGGGAATCGCCGCACTCGCCTTAAACATCACATTCTTGCCATCAATATTGATTTTCTTCGTCATTCCCATGATCCTTTACCTCCTCACTTAAGAGCCGGACTTCGTAGACACAGACTTGGCAGCAGACTGAACTGCGGCCTGCGCCTCGGCAGTCGGCATATACACAGCTTTGTACCAGTCGTTGTAGACCGTGGCATCCGTGGTGTTGCCAGTCTTGGCCTTGACCATACCATTTGCAAGCGGCGTGGCCTTGATGGTCAGCGTTTCCGTCTGGACTTCCTTGCTGTCCTCGTTGGTCTTGCCCTCAATGCCCGGACGGGATGCGGAACAGTTATACAGCACATGGCGGATGTGCTTCTGGTCACCATCGAACTCGAAAAGCAGGGCGAAGGATGCCAGCTCGACCTCAGAGTTCTCAATGAGGACACCCTTGGCATCCAGCTTTTCTTTCAGCACATCCGTCCGAAAGCTCTCCGGGATCATGGCAAGCTCCAGATCGCCGTCATAACCCATGTTGTTATTGATGACATAGTAGGCCACACCATCTGCATAGAAGTTCTCCGGCTCGCCATTTGCATCCAGAGAAATAGATACGGAACCTGGCATCGGAGTCGGTGCAGCGTAAGACACTGCTCCGTCCTCCGCAATCGTCAGCAGGGCGTAGTGTGCATTTTTAAGGTTGAATTTGACCTTGTTATTCTTATCAGGCATAGTTAAACCTCCAATTCATAAAGCACCTCGTACAGACCCTCACTGGCGATCCATACTTCGGTCTTGTTGTAAAATAGTTCATGTTTAGAAAGCACCGACTCGATACGGGCTTCCAGTTGCGGATCTTTCTTATCCGTGTACAGCTCCAGATTCAGCCGGGAAATGGCAAAGTACACAATGCCATCTGCGGCAAAGTTATCGGAACCCGGATACAGAAAAATCAAAAAGGGAGGGTCCGGTGACTCTCCCTCGGCAAAATGGTCATACGCATGGGGAAGACCCATCTCAGTGACCATTGCTACTACTTCTTCATGGCTCATCCAGACAGTCCCTCCTTAATCCGGTCTTCCAGGTCACGGATGCCTTTTTCTTCGGCAGCGGCGATATGTGGCCTTGCGGCAACCCGACCACCGCCACGCTTGGCATGACCGTGTTCCAGCAGATGGGCAATCTGATAGCGATTGGCAGAATGAACGGTCATCTCCAGCTTAGTGGAGGTTTCCGTCTGCTTTGATGCCCGCCAACTCTTGCTGTAGGCCCCGGTGTCTTTCGGGGCGTGGGCTTCGATTTCATCCTTTACGGTCTTGGCAGAATGTCGTACCGCTTTCTTCATCGTGTCAGTAGCAAGATCTGCATATTCCTCCAGACCTTCCATAATGGCATCTGCCAGACCGTCAACAGGCACATTTCTACCCATTCCATCACCTCCGAACCTTAGTGGCAGTCAGCTTCAGCGTTTTATGCCGGAACTGAAAATCATCCACAAGCGTAATGTTGTAGATGCACCCCTCGAACAAAATGCGGTAATGATCGCTGTCCATATCCTTGAGTGCCGCACAATAACGCACCATGAAAGTGTAGCTATCTGAAGCTACGGTCTGTCCGGCAACTTCCTGCTCCTGTCCGGCTGTTTTACCAGCGGCAAGATTCGCATAGGCATAACAGGAATAGTAATCTTTCCAGACCGCCGTATGATTGCCAATGGCATCTTTTTCTACGGTATTTTTCTGAATAGTGATGCGGGAACGCATCTTGGAAATCTCCATCAGAAGACCTCCTTTCGGCTACCACCTAACAAGCCCCGAAGCGTAAGTGCCAAATCGTGATAGTCTGCTTCTTCTCGGTGTTCGTACATATAGGCGGCTGCATATAGGATTGCGACATCACCAAGGGCAGAGTTATTCAGTACGGCAATATCTGATGTCATGAGTACATCCAGGCACAGCTTTTTTGCGGCGGTTAAGATGCTCTCTATCAGCTTGTCATCGTCATTGTAATCAACCCGGAGGTATTGCTTCGCATCTTTCAATGAAACCACATAAATCACCGCCTCTCCATAAAGGTAGGGGTGATGCTACAAGACACCACCCCAGGGGATTATTTTTCGGACAGCTTCATGACCTGCACAGCTTCCGGCAGGATCAGCTTACCGTCCACACGCTCCTTAGCAACAAAGCCGATCATACCGTTGCCAGCGAACAGCTCATTGAGCTGCTTGAAGGAACGGGTGCCACGGTCACCAATGTTGTAATACTTGTAATCACCAAAGGCGATGGCATCGGTCGGGGCATAGGCAGAGGTGCGGACACTGTAGCCGAGCAGACGGTCAGGCTCACCCTGCTGATAAGACGGCTGCCAGATATACGCACCGTTGTTGTCCTTCAGCTTGCGGAGCTGGGCAAGGGTTGCATCGTTCATGATGAAGGATGCGTTCTTGCGGTAAGGACGCTTCAGACCGTAGGCAAGGTCGAGCATATCATCGGACTTGATAGCGGCGGTCAGAGTCTTGAACAGATGACCGCCCTTGTTCGCATCAAAGATACCAGTCGGCTTGCCGGTACCGTCACCGTTGAGGAATGCATCCTCTTCCGCATTGGCCAGAGCCTTGCCGAACTCGGTGATGATATAGCTTTCCAGGTTGAACGCATTGTCGTAGAGCAGTTCCTCAGTGACCTTGATGGCAACGTGCAGCTTGAACGCATCCAGGAAGGTCTGGTCGAAAGTGGCATCACCGAAGGTAAGCGCACCGCCTTCCTCGATCCATGCAGCGGCAGGCTTGGTGGCGGCAATATTGATCTTGTGCTGGCCGGAGGTGGTGATGTGGGTCGCAAGACCACGCATGATGTTCTCCTCGTTCAGCACATCAATCAGACGGCGGTCATATTCTTCGGGAACCAGATAACCGCCATCTGCATCCACGCCTTCCTGCAGAAGGTTGGAAACCTGGCGGAAATTGGTACGCATAGCAGTGAGCATGGCCTGCTTATAGGCATCGGACGCACGACCCTTTTTCTCCTCGCCAGTAGGTGCAGCCGTATAAGGCTTGCCAGTAATAGGACTGTTGACGGGCTTTGCCAGATCCGCTTCACGCTGCTCGATACGCTGAGCGCGGTTGATGGCTTCGGTCAGAGAATCAAACTCCGCCTCCATGTTCTGATAGGTGGTATGATCCTCTGCGGACAGCTTGCCCTGCTTGTCCTCGTGAGTGTCCAGGAACTGGCGCATCTGACCCGGCAGGTCAGCACGGTTTTTCAGCATTTCAGAAATAGTCATTTTGAATACCTCCATTAAATCATTTTTTCGTAAACAGTAAGACGCTCTCGGAGAACGGTGGTAGATACACCATCTTCTTCGGGAGCGTCTTTCGGATTGGGAATGTGTGCCTGTTCAGCGGCAGTCTTGGACTTGCCATACTTCACAGCCATCTTGTTCATAAGGGCGTTTTCTACGCTCTTACCGGAAAACAGGACAGATGCAACCGGGGCTTCCACGGCTTTATCATTCGTGGGTTCCGTATCACTCTGACCCAGGATGCCATCTGCCAGTCCAAGCTCCACAGCTTTATTGGCATTCATCCAGGTTTCCGCATCCATGAGATGGGACAGCTTGGCACGGGACTGACCGCTTTTGATGACATAGGCGTTTAGGATGGACTCCTTCACCTCATCCAGCATGGCGATGGCCTGTTCCATAGCGGTGTAGTCACCCCATGCACCCGTTGCCGGATTGTGGATCATCATCATGGATACTGGGGACATGAGAACTGAATCACCAGCCATTGCCACAACGGATGCGGCAGATGCCGCCATGCCATCGATCTTCACCGTGACCTTGCCCGGATACTCCTTGAGCATGGTGTAGATCTGCGCAGCGGCAATGCAGTCACCGCCGGGGCTGTTGATCCAGACGGTCACATCACCCGTGCCAGCCATCAGATCATCCTTGAAAAGCTGGGGCGTGACATCATCATCAAACCAGCTTTCCTCTGCGATGGTTCCGTTCAGAGTCAGAATCCTCTGTGCCGGAGCCGTTTCCGTCTGTTCCTGGTTCGTCCAGTTCCAGAACTTCTTCGTTTTCATCGGAATTTTCCTCCTTTCCGTTCGCTGCGAAGATACCCGCATCCTCCAGCTTGGTCATGTTGCCGTTGATAAGGTACAGATCACCACCGAGTTCGGCAGGGATGCGGTCGAGGTTTTCAAGTTCACGGATGTCATTTGCAGACATCCAGCCGTTCTGCCGACCGATAGCGTAGCCGTTCATACGGCTCTGGTAATCGCCACGGAGCAGACCATCCACATTGAACTTGATAAAGTGGGTGGGCTTCTCTTCCGCAGTCAGCAGAGAACGCATCATGTTCTGCTCCCACCGGGAAACCCATGGGTCCAGTGTGTATTTCACGAACTCCAGCGACTGCTGCTCAATATTAGAAAAGCTCGACTTTTCCAGGTCACCGACCATGTGCGGCGGCACTCGGAAAATTCGAGCTATCTCGTTGATCTGAAATTTTCGGGTTTCAAGGAACTGTGCTTCATTGGGCGAGATGGAGATAGGCGTGTATTTCATACCCTCCTCCAGCACCGCCACCTTGTTGGCATTGGCACTGCCGCCGAAGGTCGCATTCCAGCTCTCTCGTACCTTGCCAGGGTCTTTCAGAACGCCCGGATGCTCCAGCACACCGCTGGGGGCAGCACCATTGGCGTAGAACTTACTGCCATATTCCTCTGCGGCGATGGCAAGACCGATGGCGTTCTTCGCCATTGCAATCGGGCTATATCCCACCAGACCATCAAACCCCAGACCAGGAATGTGAAGCACATCCTTTGGCTGGAGAACAACCGTACTACCCTTCATGGTGTGGGCATCATCAGAACTGAGCTGGTACTCATAGTAGAGCTTACCGTTCTCATCCCGGTCAACCGTCATGCGGTCAGGCATCAGCGGGTACAGACCAATGATCTCATTCTTGCCGTTGCGGATGATCTGTGCGTATGCGTTGCCCCAGAGGAGTAAGTGTGTCATGAGCGTTTCCCTGAAAGCAAAGGATGTCATTTCTGGGTTTGGCTCATCATGGAGTAAAAAATACAGCGGATGGTCGAGAGCTTTCTCCTTGCCACCGCTGTCGTTGTATTTGTAGATATGAACAGGCAGGCTTGCTACTGCTTCCGATAAAATACGGACACAGGAATACACTGCTGTCATTTGCATGGCAGAGCGTTCATTCACACGTTTTCCTGCAGTACTGTTGCCCATGAAAAAGCTATAGGCACTGCCGACCGTTCTGTTGGAGGGAGCATCTCTGGTACGAAACAGTCCGCTAAAAATTCCCATAATAATTCTCCTTGTCTTTTGTTATAATTGATGGTATCATTTGGGCTAAAGGGGCATATAATATTTTAGATTCTAATAAGAATCCTTTTGAAACTGCCTCTTGACAGACAGCTGAAATGAATGTATAATTTAAATACAGATAGGAATACTATCTCAAATGTTTGTTGCTTCTCGACATGCAACTAAAATAAGATCGAGTTCAAATGTTTGTCGCTACTCGATATGCGACTCATCAAGAGGTCGAGTTCAAATGTTTTAAACTCCATTCGTGAGAATGGAGTTTATTTATTATGAGAGGTAAGCAAATGGATAAAGGACACTTTTACTATATAAATGATCAATATTTTATCGACTTTCCTGATTCAATGTTGATGAATAATAAGGAAGCTGTAAACGGACAAGCTCACGATAGACCTTGTTTTTGCGCTTTTGAAGATGCGAATACGGGACTTTACTGGATGATTCCTATCTCTTCTCAAGTGTCAAAATACAAAAACTATTACAATGCAAAAATGGCCAAGTACAAAAGATGCGATACTATCACGTTCGGCAAGGTTTTGGGTAAAGAAAAAGCCTTCCTGATTCAAAATATGTGTCCTGTTACTTCTTCCTACATAAAAAATGAATATATCGATAGTGCAGCTAACGTGCCAGTTCGCATCGATGGTGCTTTTGAGCAGGTGCTACTCGACAAAGCCAAACGTGTGCTTGCATTACAAAGAAAGGGAGTTAAACTGATTTTCCCAGATGTATTAGGTATTGAAGCAAAACTTTTAAACAAATAACATGAAAAGGAATGGTTGTATAATGCCATTCCTTTTTTATTTAAAATACCAATAATCCTCTGGTATCATAAATGCTCTCACCTGTGTCGTTGCCACATCGGATTGCACGGTCCAGTGCCATGATGCAGGCAATCGAACCGTCAATCTTTTCTGTGGATTTTGCTTTATCTGCCTTGATATTTCCGGCAGGGTCAGTACGGATGAAGATGTTATCCATGTTCCACCTGAGTACTGGATGCCCACCGTGTGCCAGTTTCTTTTCCAGGGTCAGTTTCATCAATTCCTTGGTTGGAGGAGACATACTGGCAAATCCCTGTCCCATCGGAACGATCGTGAATCCCATACCCTCAAGGTTCTGCACCATCTGCACAGCACCCCAGCGGTCAAATGCGATCTCACGGATGTTATAGACTTCACCGAGTTTTTCGATGAATTTCTCTATAAAACCGTAATGGACAACATTGCCTTCGGTGGTCTGAATGAATCCCTGCCGTTCCCACAGGTCATACGGCACATGGTCACGGTTGACTCGCAGAGGAAGCGTGTCCTCCGGCAGCCAGAAATACGGAAGGATGTAGTACGGTTCATATTCATCTTCCGGCGGGAATACCAGGCAGAAAGAGGTAAGGTCGGTCGTACTGGAAAGGTCAAGTCCACCGTAGCAGACACGTCCTTCCAGTTCCTCTGGGTTGACCGGGAACGCACAAGCATCCCACTTGTCCATAGGCATCCACCGTACAGACTGTTTTACCCACTGGTTCAGTCTCAGCTGACGGAAGGAATTCTCCTCGCCGGGGTTCTGCTTTGCCGAATCACAGGCTGCCTGCACCTTGTCCAGACCAATCGTTTCTCCGAGGGAGGGATTGGCTTTCTTCCAGACCTTGGGATCTGTCCAATCCTCATCCGTGCCTGCCCCATAGATCACGGGGTAGAATGTTGGGTCGATTTTTCTCCCGGACATGATATCCAGTGCCTTCTGATGTACTTCGTAGCAGATGCTTTCCGTATTATTTCCGGCAGTGGTGATCAGGAAATATAACGGTTGCATTCTGGCATCACCGGAACCCTGCACCATGACATCGTATAATTTGCGGTTCGGCTGGGTATGCAGTTCATCAAAAATGACCCCGTGGGTGTTGAAGCCATGCTTATTCGCCACATCCGCAGAAAGTACCTGATAGGTGGAATTGGTCGGCAGATAGATCAGTTTCTTCGCCGACTCCAGTATCTTAACTCTCTTTTCCAGTGCCGGACAGAAACGGACCATATCGGCGGCAACATCGTAGACAATCTTTGCCTGATTGCGGTCTGCTGCACAGCCGTATATTTCGGCTCTCTGTTCGCCGTCACCACAGAGGAGAAGGAGTGCCACCGCCGCTGCCAGTTCCGATTTTCCGTTCTTCTTGGGAATCTCGATGTAGGCGGTATTAAACTGCCTATAGCCGTTCTGCTTTACCGTACCGAAGATGTCACGGATGATCTGTTCCTGCCAGTCGAGCAGCTGAAATTTCTTTCCCGCCCATGTACCTTTCGTATGGCAGAGTTCCTGGATAAAAGCCACAGCATAATCCGCAGCCGACTTATCGTAGTGAGAGCCTTTTGCCATGAACTCCGTAGGCTTATATTTCTTCAGTTTTTTCAAAGGCTCACCTCCAAAATGGCATAAAATAACCGCATTCCTGCAGCTAACATAACGAGATACAGAGCCTTTCGGCTCGGTATCCGGGAATATTCAATTCCTCAGCATCAGTTGTAATTCTCTAAAAGGATGCAGTAGGCCATCTGCGTGGGAAGTCCTTCATCCGGATCGATATCCCAGCCTCTGTCATAGTTGGCGGTAATCCTGCCGTCAATCTTGATCATCAGCTTGGAAATCCTGCCGCCGTTGATGCCCCACTCGCTGCCCTCGTCAAAGGACTTCACCCAGTAATGGGCGATCTTGTAACCGCCGTCCTGCATCGGAATGCCAATCGTACCTTCATGCCACATGGTCTGTCCCTCCAATCAATCGGTCTCTCCGGTCAGAATGAAGTGGGCATACTCTCTGCGATGGTATTCCAGATAGATGACCAGTTCGTAAAATCCCATGTCATTGGCAATGCGCTGCACCATGTTCACATCGAACATATTGGTGAGGGCGGTGTCCCGGACTGCAAGGATCTGCTTTTTAATGGTATCAGTCATTACCGTCCACCACCTTTCTGCAGGAATCTTCGCCGTAGACGATGCCGAGGTGACAGCCGTTGTCCCAATCCACATGGATCGTTCCGGTATCATCCACACAGCTGACCGTTCCTTTCAAACCTTCCGGCATGGTACGGTAAGGGTCATCCATCTCCACCAGTTCCACACGGATGCCGGAAGGATACTCTCTTTTGATGCGTTCAACGATTACTCTTGCAGGGAACATCATTCTGCATCACCGCCCTTCTTGGCACCGCTCTTGAATGCAGCCGACCCGGTCAAGTTCTGAAGGAGAATCTTGCGTTCTGCTTTGAACTCCGCTCCGATAAAACCAAGACGAAGAAGGAAACAACGGAATGCGTATTTGTCGTTGTCGACTTCCTTTTCCTTTGCCGTCACACGCTTAGCTTTCACGCTCATCTCACAAAGGGCTGCGATGAACTTGGTGTAGGCATCCAGTTCTTCCGGGGAAGGGATAGTTTCAAACCAAGGGAAGGAAACCTTGTCCTCGGAAATCTCAATGCGGGTGTCAGTGATGCCCAGTGCCTTGCGGATCAGGCTGTCCTTGGCATCAAGAAGCCTTGTGAGGTTTCCGACCGCAACCTTGTCGAGGGGCATCGAAACGGTCAGCCCGGTCGGTTCTTCGGTCTCTTCCTGCTTGGTCTCTGCAAGAAAACCCTGTCCGGCAAGATGTTCGATAAGATTTCCAATCTCCTCGCTGTCGGCGCGGTCATCGAACTCCAGATTACCTTCCTTGGTAACCGTGAAATAATCGATCTGGTAGGCTGCACTCGGCATTCCGAGGTACTTTGCCTTTACTCCGGTGAACTCGCTGATGGCCTGTACCATTGCTTTTCTGTTTTCTGCTTTGTAGTCAATGGTCATTGTAACTACCTCCTTTGAATTTGGTGTAGTACATATATCACTCTAAAGCCCCAGAATAGCAACTCATTTATCCACAGAATCTGTACCAACAATTCTGCCTGTCAGCTGGCTATAGCACACAATCCCAGACAGGACGAACACCACATTGGGGAGTGCCACACCGTTGCCCCACATCTTATATTCCGCAGAATCGGAATGCGGGTCTTTCAGCCATTTGACGATCTGCTTTTCCGTTTTCTCCTTGCCGGAAGTGCCTATGATACGGCGGTGGGTCTCAAAGACCTCGCTCCACCAGGAAATCTCTTCTGCGGTAGGTTCATCCGTACCAAGGTCATCGCACCACCAGTCCGGGAATCCTTGCAGTCTGGCACATTCGGTGGGAGTCAGACGGCGGACGATGTAATCCATGGCATCTTCATCATTTACGATGGGCGGGTCTTTATAATCCGTAGCCACCAGTGTGTTTGCCATCTCCTCAGAGGCTTCCGTGAAAAACGATGCCTTACTGGAAGAATAGGTGGAATGTGTGACCGCACCGGGACCTTTTGCCACGATGGTCGGTTCCAATTCTTCTCCCACAGCAAAGCCGAATTTCGCATTCTGCCCCTGGTTGAAGTCAGCACGGTCAATGCCATAGGCTTTTTCGCACACGAAGTTGGATTCCGGATTCTTCAACTGCTGACTGGAAGGACCCCTCGGACCGTCATTGGCAGATAAGGTCGCAGCCTTTTCGCAGAACGCTACTGCGTGTCTGTCTGCCGTATTCAGCGTGAAGGAAACATCCTCACCGACACCGCTGCCCTGTGGACCGTTCTTTTCCGCTCGACCGATCATAGAACCCTGCACCGCCACCACAGCTATACCACCCTGATTGCAGTTGGGATTACCGCCGTTGGCATCAAGGCAGCGGGAGGTATCCGCTTCATAGAATCCGCTGTTGGGATTGTCCGACTGCATAGAATGACTCGCCTTGGCGCAGATGCCATAAGCCTTCGGCACAAAGACGGTCTGGTCATTGTACGTTCCAAGTGTAGCAGAAAGGTCATCCTGAATGAGAGCGCCTTTGCCACCACCCTCGCATCCGCTGCGTATCTTCAGCGTTTTCGGTGTCTGAAGCACGAACGGCTGATTATTACCGCCGGTCCCAAAGGTGGAAAGAACTGTCTGGGATACGGTCAATGGGCCTGTGTAACGGCAGTCCTGTGAATGGTTTTCAAACACAAGAGGTGGATGATGGCTCTCGGCACGAAGGGTACAGGTCACATCTTCCGTTACATCCATACGGTTGCCGCCCTGGTCATTTAAGCAGAGGCAGCCTGTTTCTCCAGTGCCTTCTGCAGGATCTCCGGCAGCTGTTTCCCACGAGCGGAAGCCCTGCGGAGTATACCCAGACAAGCCTTCTGACTCAAATAGTATTTTTCCGGCACACCCGTCTGCAAAATCTGCGACAAGGTAGATACGTTTTCTACGTTGGGGTACTCCCCAAAACTGCGCATCGAAGAGTCTCCAGGCAACAGAGAAACCTTCTCCCACGATCTCTCCGGCATTTGCCCATTTGTCAGACGCAGGCACTGAAAACTCAGGGTCTTTGACTTTGCAAATCTCTTCGAGGACGCATCGGAAGTCTTCTCCTTTGTTACTAGAGAACGCGCCGGGGACATTCTCCCACACGATAAATCTCGGATATTGTCCATTGGTCTTGCACCTCATTTCCTTCACGATACGAACAGCCTCATAAAACAGGGAGGAACGGCTGCCGTCCAGACCACTGCGTTTGCCCGCAATGCTCATATCTTGACAGGGACTTCCGAACGTGATGATATCCACCGGAGGAAGTTCGGCACCGTTCAGCACCGATACATCTCCGTAGTGTTTCATGAAGGGCATCCGCTTGGTGGTGACACGGACAGGAAAAGGCTCGATCTCCGATGCCCACACAGGGGTAATACCGGAAATCAAGCCTCCTAAAGGAAAACCTGCCGAGCCGTCAAACAGACTGCCCAGAGTCATATTATTCATGCTCCACCTCCATAGCAGCTACTGCGTCTTCGAAGGTGAGTTTCTTGCCGTCACGGATGACATAGATGCCGTCCGTCTTTTCCTTGTGACCGCTGATATAGCGTTTCACCGCTACATCCACATATTTCGGCTCTAATTCAATGCCGTAGCAGATGCGGTCTATCTGGTCACAGGCGATCAGGGTGGACGCAGAGCCAAGGAAGGCATCCAGTACGATGCCGTTGGTCTGTGTACACTGCTTCACCAGATAGGCGATCAGCGGAACAGGCTTGCTGGAAGGATGGCCGAAACCGTCTGCCTTAGAATTCTTGATACCATCGAATTCAAAGACTGCCTTCTGTTTCTGATCACCGTACCAGATATGTTTGCCGTCTTTTCGCCAGCCCCAGATGATCGGTTCCATGTTGAATTTCCAGTCGGTATGCATGAGGGGCGCTCTCGGTTTCTTCCAGATAAGGCCTGCACCGACCTTGAATCCGGCATCCTCATATGCATCGTAGAAGAGCCTTGCCTTCATGGTTGCGTAGAACACATAAATGGAAGCATCCTTTGCCATTGCCTCATGCAGACACTGGAATGCTTTCATAAGGAATTCATAGGCATCCTTATCATTTAGGTTGTCATTGGCGATCGTGCCGGACGCATTGTTGAGGGCCACCATGTACGGAGGGTCAGTGCATACCAGATTGACCTTGGAATCACCGACCAATGCAGTATAGGTGTCCTGGGCGGTGGAATCACCGCAGATAACACGGTGCTTGCCGAGATGCCAGATGTCTCCGGTCTTGGAGAAGCATGGCTTCGCCAGTTCTTCCTCCACATTGAAATCATCCTCTTCGGCTTCTTTTTCCTCGGCAAACAGATCTGCGATTTCCCGTTCGTCAAATCCGGTAAGGGAGATATCGAAATCAGCACCCTGCAATGCTTCAATCTCTACACGCAGAAGCTGTTCGTCCCATCCGGCATCCATCGCCATGCGGTTATCCGCAATGACATAGGCTTTCTTCTGAGCAGAAGTCAGGTGGTCAACGAATACGCAGGGAACTTCCGTGATATTCTCACCACGGGCAGCAAGCACTCTGCCGTGTCCGGCGATGATGTTATAGTCACGGTCGATGATGACCGGATTGATGAATCCAAACTCACGCAGTGAGGAACGCAGTTTATTGACCTGCTCCGGGGAGTGGGTTCTTGCATTATTAGCATAAGGGATCAGCTTATCGATGCTGACGAGCTGCATATCCGTTGTCGTAGTCATCATACCAGCCCCCATTCTGCAAACTTCTCGAAGCCGCCGATGGACTGGATGTAGTTCCTTGCAATCTTAACGATTTCGGTATAAGGAATACCGTCAACGGTATCATCGCCGATGGCACAGCACAGTTCCACAGGCTTTCCGGTCTCCTGCGCCTTGAGCCATGCGTAGATATTGACGGACACATCTGCCTTGGAGAGGTCCTTGCCGTGCAGACCGCCGCCCGTTACGGAATCAGCCATATCAGAACCGAGTTTACGGTTGGTTGCTCCGGTATCTACATTCGTGCCGCCCATCCATTCGCCCAGGGGATTGACCTCTGCACCTCTGTACTTTTTCTTCAGAAGTACACTTTTTGCATTGCTCTGACAGATGATGAGCCTTGCCTGGTTAAGAATGTACTTTCCGTCATAAGGATAGGAAGTGTAGATATCCCTTGCGATCTTGGACAGAGCCTTCTGCTCTTCGGTCACAGGAACGCCACGGAAGATACCGTTATCACCGCAGCGGATGCCCTCTTTCTGATTGCCTGCGAGGATTTCATCCTGCGGACGAATATCAGAGATGACTGCCATAGACCCGGCAATGCGGGTAACAATGCGTTTGATCTGCTCTGCGAAGATGTCCGCACTGGTCTCCACGATGACATAGCACACACCATGACCGATAAGGACCTCCACGGCTACCTGGGGATTGGCTTCTGTCTTGTACGCAAGGTCAACGATTGCACCTGCGATTCTGTCTGCCACCTTATCCGGATGGCTCGGATTTACTTTTTCAAACATAATCAGAATCCTTTCCTGGTGCGGAGTAACCGCTCCATAACATCATCCTGCGGTGTTGCCCCGGTGAATTCCGAGGAGCAGTTTTCCTTTACGATCTGGAAAATCTGATACCACAGGTTATTGACCTGTTTCATATAGTTCTGGGACATGGAAACATAGGGCGAGGCAATGGCGGCCCCTGTGGTGGGGTGCTTTGCCAGAAAGCCGAATTCAGAAATAGCGTGTTCGCACTGAATCCATCGGCTGACCGACATGGCATAATTTCGGATCAACTGTGCGCTGACCAGCTTCTCGCAGCCACGCTCCTTTAGCCATTTCCATGTTTCTTCAAAGATTTCTGCGGCATCGAACTCTTCTCCATTCTTCTGCTTGTCCTGCATATAGCTTTTCGGTTCAGGCATCTCCGCACCACTCAGGTCGGTGCTGCCCGGCAGTTCCATTACGGTAAGGGTTCGTCCGCCTGGGTTTCCGTTATCCAGTTTTTCTGCGAGGGATTTGGACTTTCTGCCGCTTCCGGCTCTTGCTCCGCCTCGCATCGTTCCGTCTTTCGCCAAGGCTCTCACCATCCTTTCCGGGGACCCTGGGCAATACCCCGTTTGATTTCGCTTTTTTTGCGCACGAAGGGGCGGCACCGTTGCCCGGTGGGGGAAGCCACAGAGATTCCGACCGCCCCTACGGTCTGCCAACTTCGCTGTAACAGCAAAAATTCCGAGAGATCAAAAATACCTCCTTTACTCGGAGTCATGACTGTTTTCATCAGAATCTTTTGTCGTGTTGTGCCATCTGTCACCACGCTCCGCATGGATACGAGCATGACAGCTTTTGCACAGCGAAATGAGATTGTCTCTGTCGTGCGTACCGCCTTCGGCAAGCGGCAGCTTGTGATGGACTTCCTCGACCGGAACGATGATTCCCCGGCTGAAACACTCCTCACAGAAAAGATGGGTCTTAACATAACTGGCACGGATTCTCGACCACGGTCGGCCGTACCTACGGCGTACAGCAGGGTCACGGCCATACTTCTCGTAGTTTTTATTGGACTGCTTGGTGTGTTTCTCGCAGTACCTGTTATGTGTCAGCTTTCCACATCCCGGCCAGTGGCATGGGTGGGCAGGCTTATATGGCATTCGCAGCACCTCCTTCAGTTTGAATCGGAGGATATACCATATCTGTTCTGCGTAAGAGGGTTGTCGATATGGCATTGCATTCACCTCCGTTTGGGCATAAGAAAAGCCACCGAAGGATTTCTCCCTGGTGGCCCGGTTCTTATCTATTCTCTTTTCGCATTATAATAGTATCATAAGAACCTACTCTATTTCTCTCCATTTTACTGACATTTTTCAGGGAGAACGAGCATCTTCAGTGCCTTATCGTGAAGACGGTAGATATTCTTAACACCTGTGCACATCTCCGCTGCGATGTCTTCCCACTGCTCGAAATTGAGGTATCTCTTTTCCAGAAGCAGACGGCACTCCTCATCATCCACCGCCTTGATAACGGAAAGGATCTCGTCTTTCAAATCCACCAGATGATCGATGTCCGCATTGATCTCATTTTCAAGCATCAGAATCTTGATGATGATATCTTCCATGCGGTGGGTGTTACGGGTGGGACTTCCGGGCATATCACTGAGGGTGGAAGTTGCCTTGGTTGCCAGGTTATGCAGAGAAGATACCTGTGCGATCTTGGTGTTGATACGCTCGTCCAGATAACGGGTCTGCTTCAAATACTGTTTTGCTGTCATAATCACTGTACCTCCATCTGCAATTTTCTCATCAGCATCTCCGGGTCGATCCCCGTCAGAATACCGAACCAACCGGAACGGAAGAACCGCTCACACTCGTTTTTCGTAGCAAGACCGTTTCTGTCTTTCGGATGCCTTGCCACACGCTTCAGTGCCGTGCGGTAATCTTTCACAGCCTGCAGCACGATGGCATTTGCCAGTTTCTCAAAAGAATCCATATCAGAATCCTCCTTTGCTGTATTCCCATTGCAGCATTGGAGCATTGTTTCGATGTATCAGAGTGCATTGATGCCGTTTACCACGGCTTTTACCTCATCCACGGAGCGGACAACCACAGCTGTCCCTCCGGCGGCAAGTATTTTGCGGATGGTCGACTCCTGCAGTTTGGTCGGCTTGCCAATATCGGTCTTGACCTCAAACCCACAGAAGTGTCCATTGATGCAGGCAATAACATCCGGGATGCCTGCTGTCCCGTACATACCGCCATGCTCTTTCCAACAGAAGCACTTCGATACGCTCTTCAGATATTTCATAATTGCTTTGACGATATCCGACTCTTTCATGTGTCCAAAACTCCTCTCCGGCAGTCCGGGAAGAACCCTTATGTCCGGTTTTCAGCCTGTCGGACGGAAGTGCCTGATCTTATCCGTCCGGCAAAAACATCGATATTTCAATGGTTTTGACACTTTGGACACTAAAAATCCCATTTCTTCACACAGTCTATCTGAGAAACGATGATTTTGTGGAAATTCATGTTTTTACGCATGAATATATAAAGGTATAGGAAATTTGGTGTCCAATGTGTCCATGATTATGGTTTTATGCCAGAAGTTCCTGCAGACGGATGCCCTTTAAGGTGCGTCTCTTTCCGGTCTTATCCTTGCCCTTGGTAACATCGGTCACCACGGCAGTGAGATTGGACACAAAGGTACGCTGGGCAAACGGCTTCAGACCGCATTCCTCGCAGTATGCTTTATAGGCATTGAACAGTTCCGTAGAACCGACTTCATAATCAGCACCCACTTCGCAGCTTTCCTTCACGAAGGACAGGACGGAGTCACTCTCCTCACGGTACTGCTGCAGTTCCAGTTCATTGACCTCGGTTTCAGAGAATCGGTAATCATTGTTCATCAGACGCTTTAACCCTTCCAAGGCAAACATGAAGATGCCATCAGCCTCGCTGCGGAACTTCTCCAGAAGGTTCGGATCACGCTGTGCTTTCGGCACGGTATGCGAAAAGCGGATGATGATAAGACGGCGGTAGAAACCTTCGGAGCGGTCACCGTAGTTTTTCGGAATGCTGTTGCAGGAGAACAGAAGCCTTGCCGTAGACTGAAAGGAAAACGGATTCTTGTTCTTTTTCTCCACGGTCAGAAAGTCCTCACCCACAAGGGCCTTGAAGATGCCGTTGTCATCGATGTTCTTGGTCGGAAGGTCAGCGAAGATATTCGCCAGCTTGCCGAACAGTTCTGCTGTCTTGAACCGCTCATTCAGAGACTGCCAGGATACATTGCTCACATTTTCCTTGCCCAAGAGCAGCTCGTTCAGTACACGGAGGAGAACAGATTTTCCCGCTCCTGCCGCACCGACAATGACAAAACATTTCTGGGCAGAGTTCACCGGAATAAGAAAATACCCAAGCATCTCCTGCAGCAGGGCCACCTGTGCCATATCGCCGTCCATGCTGTCGGTAAGAAACTTTTTGAACAGCGGACAGTCTGCCTTTTGGTCATAGCTGACGGAAAGCTGCACCGTTGAATAGTAATCCGGGGTATGCTCGGTCAGGGTATCCTCCAAAACGTTATACAGACCGTTGCGGAGATTGACGATGAAGGGGTTTGCATTGAGATCCTTAATGTCCTTTCTCACACGCAGACGCCACTGCTTTTCTGCATCCACGATCTGATTCATCCTGGTTTCACGGACGAGCATCTTCTGCTGACACAGGTGCTGTGCCTCCATTTCTGCCATCTCCATGTACACACCGCTGCCGTAGGAATAATGCTGTTCGGCGGCATAGAATACATTTTCATGTTCTTCCATATCCGCTGCCAGCACTCCCGGCAGGAAACGCAGACCTTTGTCGGTCGGCTCATACCACAGGGGAAGTTCCGTTTCCACCTTATGCTTTCTTGCTTTCAGACCGTTCTGATATGCCCTCGCCGCTTCTTTATACATAGAGTCCAGCGTTTTCAGCACAGGACCCTTGAACTTGAAGTGATCCTTCAGTTCCACATTGACCATGGAATATGCCGATGCCACATCCTGATTGAAGAGATACTCCTTTACGAACACCGATGCCGTCTGAAGGTCTTCGGTGACGGAGTCCTGCACAGGCAGTTCCGCAATCAGGGAACGCAGCCCCTCAATACTCATAGGAAGATAGCACAGTGCCGCCGGGGACTTGCATTTGCATTCACCGGATTCCATACGAGGGCACTTGAACCCCTTTTCAGCAATAGTCTTACAGGTAATCGGACGGGTACCGGATTCCAGAAAATGATTGATCTTTCTCTGCGTATTTACGGCATCATAACCGGGATAGTCGGCAGACAGCTTATGAATGAGTTCCACGCCGCCCTCAAAGACGGAAAGATTCGAAATCATGGCATACCAGTCGTGTTCCGACAAGGTAGCGGAGTTCTGATGGCAGTGCTTCATAAAATCGCACTCATGGGTCACGATGCTCAGTCCTTTTTCCGAGCCTTTCTTCGTTTCCACTGGAGCATCTGCATCCACCTGCGGAAGGTGTTCTGCCAGCTTTGCCTGCGTATACTTGCGTTCCGGATGAAAGAGGATACACTCAACCTTCACATGGTCTTTCTTACAATGGTCAAAGCCGGGCAGACGCATGACACGGCTCTCGTTGACACAGGCAGGGTCACCACCGAAGTGCTTGACCAACCCCTTCTGGATCGGACGGAACCTCAGCACCTCACCGCCGGAGATGAACCAATAGGTGTGCAATGATTTCTGCGTTCTGATAATCATGGACGGAGCAAGCGGAAAGGCATCGATCTTTGCCTGCTGTTCTTCAAAAGTACCGCTGTCCATCTCAACGAACTGGGCATTGATACGGGTGATGCTGTCATCATCGTGACCGCCGTAGTTGACTACATAGAAAATGCCACGGTGCAGCGCATTGTGCTGTTTCAGCGTATCTTCCATTGATGTGAATTTTCCGCATTCCACAGACAGCTTCTGCCCTTTGTAAATATCGTCCTTGCGGTCTGCAAACACACGCAGGCATACGGTATCCTGTGCGTTGAACAGACTGAGAAGAACCTGCTGTGCTGAAACTTCCATCAAACTCCCTCCTTCACATAGCGGACACCCTTGCCCAGCTTCTTTGCCTCCGTGATCTCCTGCTGCATACCGGCAGAGATGTCACCGAACACCCATACCTCGTCACAGACCGCCAAAAGAGACAGACCAAACATCAGACCCAGTTCGCGCTCTGTCCCACTGTTATCGTTCAGCATACCGGAGGCGGCATAGAAGATATGGCTTGCCACGGGGATACAATTTTCATTGATGACATACCTGCAGTAATCCAGAGCGGCGGCGGTATTTGCCTCCACATCTCCTGCGTAACGGGATGCCACATAGACCTTCTTACGGGTCTTCATTTCATTCTGTCTCTGCCAGACCTTTTTACGAATCTGGCGATATTCTTTCATCATGCTGCTCATAGCTGCTCCGGCGGTCGGATCGCTATAGCCTTCAGAATTCTTATACATGATCAGCCCTCCAATTCTTCCATCTGTCCAAAGGTAGGACCGGCAGATGCTTCTGCCACGAGGGGCAGGTCAAACTCAGGGAATGGCTGCGGTTCCATACAGCCCTTGATAAATGCGACAGCTTCGGTCAGCTTGTCCCCCGGGATGATAAAGGTCAGTTCATCATGGATCTGAAGGATAGGCTTCAGCCACGGATGCTCCGGCAATCCCAAAAGGATACGACCAAGTGCCAGTTTCAGAATGTCTGCTGCCGTACCCTGAATCGGTGTATTCATACTGCAGCGTTCAGCAAAACTCTTCTTGCCCCAGTCCTCGGAGCGAATGTTGGGGAGGTATCTGCGTCTACCGAGCCTTGTTTCGGAATACATCTTGCGATAGGCATCTGCCTTCGTTTCTTCCTGCCATGTGCTCAGTGCTGGATAACCCGCCTTGAGATTGGCAATGATTTCCTGGCATTCCTCCACGGACTTTTCGACCCCGGCTTTGAATTTCAGCGTTTTCTGAAGTCCACGGGGAAACAGACCGTAGAATGTACCAAAGTTGACATTCTTGGCGATGGTACGGCGTTCCTTATAAGTTTCAGCGTGCTTGTCCTGTGCCTGAGCATAAGGGATATTGAAGATAACGCTGGTGGTTGCCGCATGGATGTCACCGCCCGTGCGGTAGGTTTCCAGCATGATATCGTCCTGACAGTAATGGGCACCGACACGCAGTTCAATCTGGCTGTAATCGCAGCTGACGATGAGACAGCCTTCCGGTGCTTTGATGAAATTGCGAACACCGATGGGATCATTCGTTTTTCTCGGAGCGTTCTGAAGGTTAGGACTGCTGCAGCTGAATCTTCCCGTATCCGTAGAAAGGGCATAGAAATTCGGATGGATGCGTCCGGTCACCGGATTGATGTATTTCATGTAGCCGTCAATATAGGTCGATGCGATCTTGTTCCACTTACGGTACTCCTGCACCAGTTCAAACAGATGGGACAGTTCCGGGCGGTTGGTATCACACCACTCCTTCAGCATGATCATGGTGGCATCGTCCGCAGCCTCACGGTTGCTCTCGGTGGTTTTAAGAACAGGCAGTCTCAGGTCATTGAAAAGATAGGACTTGAAGGCATTGGTGCTACAGTTGCTTCCGATATTCACATCACCGATCATGAATGCAATTTCACTGCGGATACGCTCCATGGCGGCATCGGCTTCTGCTTTACGCTCCTGCATCAGAGGAAGGTTCATAGGCACACCGTTGTATTTCATGATGCCAAGATATACGGCGGTCGGACTTTCCACCTCTTCCACCAGAAATCTGTGTTTCGGAAGGAAACGGTCAAACCAGTTATTGAAGATGCGATACAGGCGAAGGGCGAAATCTGAGTCAGCACAGCTATAGCGAATCGTCTCCTCATCCATGGAGTCCAGTTCATCAAAGTGCTTACCATCCGTTACGGAAGAAAAGGAAGGGAGCGGTTCTCCGCAGAGTTCCCCGGCGAGCTTCTTCAGACCGGAATCCGACAGCTTACGGAAATCGTAGGCATTCTTCAGCGTCATCTGCGATGCGGCAATCGTGTCGTACACAGGGGGCATGATAACGATCCCTTTTGCATAGGAGAACATCGCCTCGAAAGACAGGTTGTGGGCAACCTTGATGATGGTGCGGTCAGTCAGGAGTTCTACAAGAAGAGCATCAAATTCTGCCTTGGGCATATTGGGACCGACCTTGTGGGCAACGGGAATCATGATGCCCGTATGCTCTCTGACACTCAGACTCAAAGTGCAGATATGACTTTTTGCCGCATCAAGGGCGGCTTTGTCTTCGTTACGGTAACCATCGTCCGGGGCGGTCTCATAATCGAAGGAGACGATTTTCGCATCTCCCAGATAGGCCTTCACCGCTGCCGGGTCGGTCACGCATCTATATTCATTCTTGTTATCGTTCATAGTGAGTACCTCATTTCAGAAACGCCTTAACCGCGGGAGGCGAACCTCCCACGGCAGGCACGGGTCTATGGATGCATTACTTCAAAGGCTCGATAATCTCTCCGGTCTCGGTATCCACGAAGGGCGTGTCCTCCGCCATTGCGGTGGTAGTCAGACCGGAAGCGTAATCTTTCACCTGTTCTGCCATGGTATCGATGTCCTTCTGTTCGGCAGAGTCCAGACTGCGGACTACCTTGAACACCGCCTGACTGAAATCAATGCCGGATGCGCTGGCAGCCTTGCGGAGACTGATCTTGGTAACGACCTGATTCGGACGCTTGCCACGGGCAAGGAGGGTCTGCACATACTTGGTGAATCCCTTCAGAGACCCGGTAGGCAGATTCAGAGTGAGCGGGAAGATCTCATTTTCACGGAGCAGGTACAGCATACGGCGGTTCTTGCAGGCTTTGCTCTTGCCCTCACCGCTGCCAAACTGGTTAAACGGACAGTTCTTGCAGATACCGCCGGGAGTGCCGATTCCGGTGATGCCGTCAAAGCTGCCACAGTCGGGGGGATTGCTGCCGCCCTTGTATGCTTCGGTGTAGTAGCTGTTAGCCGGATGAGAATAAAGGATGACCGCCTCAATCTCCTTAACCAGGTCACTGCCCTCACCGTCTTCAGAAGGAACTTCAAAAGCGGTCATACCGCCGGAAGGAATCTTGATGCGGTCGAACTTGAAGTCCAGACCCGCACAGTCATCGTTCATAGCCTCAGCGAGGAAGTCCATATTTGCGATTGCGCTGTATCCACTTGCTACAGCCATTTCAGTGGTTTCGTTCTTAATTGCTTCTGACATAATTCATGTCCTCCATATACAGAAATTGATTTACATTCGATCTCAGTGTTTCGTTGTATCAGCGGGGAAGGATCAAGCCTTCCTGACTCCGACCGTAACCTTCTCAAATGTGGAGACCACGTGGTCGAGCCATGCCGGGAGTTCGTCTTCGTGAGCGGCAAGCTGTTCTTTGCAGAAACTTGCCAGGGTGTTGGCATTGACCGTCTCGGTGACCAAAGAGCCGTAGCCGTTTTCCTTGAGGGCGGCAAACAGTTCTTCCTTACGGCCTGCTGCTGGTGATGCGAACAGTCTGCTGTTCAGATAAAAGGTGTTGCCGTTACGAGTGAACTTGTCCAGTTCCTGCTCTGCCATCGCATCGGACAGGTCACGGTCAAGCTGCTCGATCTCGGCATTCACAGCCTTTACCTGTGCATCAAGGTCTTTCTTCAGTTCTTTGGCTGCCTTCAGACGGTCAGCCATTTCAAAGATCTGCGCGTTTTCCATGGTTGTCTTCCTCCTTTCTATTACATTGGGAAAAAGAACAACCCTCTCCGCCCGGGATTAGACCCGGAACGGATTCTTGCCCTTGCGGTAGTCATCCACCAGCGTTTTGGCAAGGTCAATCTTGTCACGGAGGGAACGGAGGATCTTTCTGTCCACAGTGCCGCGTGCAATCAGATAGATGTAGTGGCAATTCTCTCGCTGACCTACTCTATGGATTCTGGCTTTTGCCTGGTCAAAATTGCTCATGCTGTAATCAAGGCTGTAAAAGACCATGGTGGACGCAGCAGTAAGCGTGATACCAAGACCCGCCGCTGCAATCTGACCGATAAACACACGGCAATCATCGTCATTCTGAAAACGGCGCACCTCTTCTGCACGATCCTTCACACCGCCACGGACTACGGCATAGTCGATTTTCTTCTTTTCAAGCAGTGCCTGAATATCATTCAGTTCCGGCACGAATCTCGCCATGACTACCAGCTTTTTGTTTTCTGCAACAGCAGTGTCGATGATATCGGAAAGAGCATCCAACTTGGCGGTGCTGACCATATGGGTATCCCGCTCGTCATCGGTCAGATGTCCACCCGTCACCTGTGAAAGGCGGAGCAGCTTGGTGAGGATATTCGGAGCGGTTACCTCACTGTCGCGCAGTTCGGCAAAGGACTCTTCCTCCAATTCCTGATACAGTTTCAGTGCTTTCGACTCAAGGTCGATGGTACGGATCTCTTCGGTGATTTCCGGGAGGTCCAGGCATTCAGCCTTGGTTACACGGAAGGCGATGCTATGCAAGCGGCGAAGGTAATCTCCGGTCATCTCTTTTTTGAACACCGGGGTGTGCTGACCGTAACCGGACATAAAAAAGAAGCGGTTACGGAAGGCATAGAAGGATGTGCCGAAAATGCGGCTGTTCAGATAGCGATACTGACTATAGGCATCGATCTCACGGTTGGTGATGAGCGTACCTGTGAGGAGCAGCTTGTATCGTGCATGGTCACCCAGGGTATGCATGGTCTTGCTCTGCTGACTGCGATTTTCCTTCAGCTTGTGACCTTCATCGGCAATGATGAGGTCGGCATTGAATTTCAGCAGTTCCGGTTCAAGGATTCTGGCACTTTCGTAATTCACGACCACGATCTCCAGCCCGTCGGTCTTGCCGACTTCGGAAAGCTGCTGTCTTTTCTTTGCGGATGTACCTTTCAAAATGGTCAGCGTATATGGGAACGCAGCGAATTTCTCAAATTCCTCTTCCCACACACCGAGGATAGACAGCGGTGCAACAACAAGGATGCGGTTGACCCTGCCAAACTGATAAAGGATGCCGGAGATGCCAATGGAAGTGATCGTCTTGCCCGTGCCCATTTCCATAAGCAGAGCCACACCGTTACTTCTAAAATCGGAAGGGAGAAGGCCGAATCTCATGCAGGCAAAATCAAAAGCCTGCTGCTGATGCAGATATGGCTTGACCGTAATCGGCATCGGAAGGGATTTATTCATCATCAGGCCACCTCCAATCCAAGTGATACACGAACTGCCGCATTAACCCTCACCATGTCCTCCGGGCGAAGTGTTGTTACAACAGATAAAACATCCCGCTTATCAATCGTTGCAATTTGCTCCGCCTGTACAACGGATGTACGGAGATTGTCATAGTTCTGGATAATAACGCGCGTCTTCATGTCCAGCCTTTTCAGCTTTGAAGAAAGGAAGCATACAATTACAGTTGGACTGTATTTATTTCCTATATCGTTCTGGATTACCACTGCCGGATGTACTCCGCTGACAACGTGTCCACTTCCTTTTTCATTGCAGACAAAAACAATTGATCCCCTTGTCAATTCCATTTCTGTTCTATTAATCTCAGCCATTATTTGCATCCTCCCTCATCTCATGAATTTCAATGTTTCTTACACTTGTGCCGGGAGTAAGTACCAGCACCTCGCAGAAATCGCCGAAGATCAGATTCAAAAGTCTCTGGGGAAGGCGCACCTGCTTGCTGCCAAGCACCTGCTTTTTCTGACCACTGCGGTCTGCAATATTGATCTGTACTCTGTGTTGCAGATTCATCATTTTTCATATCCTCCTGTTCAATGAACGGGTCTGCACCCGGAGGTCGTATCTCTTCCTCTGTTACATTGGGGAAAAGAACAACCCCCGGTCAGACCGCAGTGATTACTTCTTACGCTTGCGGGGTTTCTCAACACCGAAGTGCTTGCAGCCCTTGGTTATGACCTTGTTCCAGCGGTTGGAGATTGCCTGCTGTGTAACAGTCTTTCCGGTACGTGTTTCCTCTTCACGGCGGATATCTTCGAGGTATTTCCACGCCCCCAGATGTTCATAAACCAGGTCACGCTGTGCTTCGGTCAGTCCCTCCATGAATTCCAGAATCTTCTGCACCTTTTCATCCACCGGAGCATCTTCCGAGAAGAGCAGGGTAAACGGATCAGACTTGGTGTCCTCAATTTCATCCCACGGATTTGCCACATCCTCACCGCTCTTGCCAGAACGTTCATAGCGGGCAAGCCTGTCAGAAAATACCTTATCGGTGTGGCGTTCATATGCTTCCTGGAAAGTGTCTTCATCATGGTCGATGCTATCCACCAGAATCAGAATCTCACGGTCAATGGTACGAACAGTACCGTCTGGATCGGTGTACTCCTCTCCAAGACCGATATGTACCGGAACTTCTTTCTTCAGATCTTCATCCCAGCGCCAATAGGTGTAACCGTTTTCATCGAGGTAGTTCTTGCGATCCTCACGAAATGCGCTGGTACGGGTCAGTGCTGCTTTGTTCTTTGTTTTTTTCATCAGTGCGTCCTTTCCGCCCGGATGGGTGGCGGCAGGACACGAAAAGAGCCGATGTAATGATGTACACCGACTCTGATACCGAAATGGACATGACAAAGCACGGTGGGTACATCTTTGGTCAGTCCACGGCTATGCCGTGAATTTGACTCTTGATGTATCCCGCCGCCTTAAGGTCGACCACTTCGGGCATTGGAATATTTTTTATAGGTCTCTTGACCTACTAATATTGTACTTGTCCTTCTTAAATAATGGAATTTATCAGATTACCACTTATTTTTTTATGAATTTTAATATAGCCTTATTTTATTACTTATGATTTTGTGATATAATAAAAGAGCCATTATGTAATCACTTACATAATGGCTCAACAAAGAAATAAACACTTATGAAATCCATTATATTGAATAAATCGGAGGTTCTTCAGATATGAATAAAAGTTTAGAAATGGCGGGCAATATGTTTACTTATGAAAATCCATGCTGTGACTGCAAAGTCACAACTAATTACACTGATGACGGTATCGAATACCACAGTCTTCAACTGAAAACTGTAAAAGGTATTCACAAATACGCTTATGCCCCTGTAGATGGTCTTGTAATGATAGATTCCAAGACCGGAGCCATTCTTGACAAATATAAGGTTATAGAGGATTTTTTAAATATAAACCTTACCATAGCAGACAAAATTAAAGAATTCATTGATACCTACGGTTTTATTATGCCACTTCCAGCAGATGGAAAATATAGAATTTTCAATCATCTTGATATTGGACATTTGATAAAGAGATTCCGTGTTTTAGTGCAACTGATGGCAGCTATAGAAGAAGATAACATAAATTATGATACTGTCTTGAAATTGACAGCCTATTTACTTTTTTCTGTACCACGAAAAATCACATTAAACGAAAATGACGAAGGACTCTGCTCGTGCATACATTCTTTTACTGATTTCTGGTACAACATCGATAAATTACCAAACCTTACCGGAAATTTAGTTAATAGCTATACAAATGACCCTTACGATGATTATTATCACATTCCTGACTCCTTCACAAAACAAGAGGAGCTACTCGGTCTAATTGACTATCACGAAGATGCAGAAGATGTAGATTTTTCTTTTGCGAGCAGTCCGCGTATTTTCAAAGCAAAAATCACTAAACTATATAGAGATGCCTTTGTTGATAACATAGAGATAAGTGCAAGATATGTGATTGATTATCTTTATCATCTCGTAAAAATTGGAGTACAAATAGACGATATTCTGGAAAATGGCGATATTCACACCAACACTACATTGAGTAAATACGAGAAATTCGATGATTCTTTCAAATCACAGTTAGTTTTGATAGCCAAAAACACCATTAAAGAAGAATTTGATTTTGAGTTATATGGTATCCATCCTACCTATGATATAGAAACTATGGCTCCTAATTGGGAAATTCCGAACTTTTTTACTGCCTTATATTTTGCTCTATTCTATACAAGACCCGGACATGAGGTTTACCGAAAATGCGCGAATCCAAACTGTAATCGTCTGTTTAAAGTAAAGACCACCAACAGTAGAAAACAATATCACGATATTTCTTGTCAGAATGCTGCTGCACAGATGCGCCATAGAAAATTAAAGAAATAAAAAAAGAGCAATGGCTACCTTACATAGTCATTGCTCTTTCTTCGTTACTTTCGGTTTTCTTGGCAAGTGGGTCAGTTTTTGAAATTATATTTTCTACCAACTGTGCCAATTGGCTGATATCTTTTTTATTATGTTTTACGGTTCGTGCCATCATCCACTTAATATCAAGCAGAACACCTTGTACCCTTTCATAAGAGGCTCCCGAGTCCTTCCAGTCTCCACGTGCCTCACCGATGTGCAGCATATTTTCTTTTGATGGAAAAGCTTGTCCGTTTTTATTAAACGGCATCAAGAATACATTGAATACTGGAGGTGCCTGTCCAGCAGCGTCTTTGAATTTTGGGTCAGTTGCTACATACTCGCCATATGTAATCTGTTTATTAATGGACGTGGAGCGTGGCAATTCTGTAGGGTCTTTACTATCACCATAACGATAATATTTTGCATCGAGGATAAATACTTTGTTATCTTCCTTCATAATAGTATCCGGCTCGAGTGCAGATTTTGCGTGTTTTCCCTCTGTTCCTAAATACCACGATGTTCTTGGAAAATAGAAATTCTTGTTATCTTCTCCAAAATTAAAATCAATTAGCTTTTCCCAAACATACTCAAAGTCATTAGTTCCAAAGAAAAACCTTGCATTACGTCCTTTTTTACCGACATACTGAATCATGTCAATCATACCGGAGAACAAGGCTTTATTTTTGTCGTTGTTTTCGCAACGGAGTTTTTCTTTCAAAGCCATAACAAAGCGTTTTTCATCAAACGGAATGGAAGGTTTTTTAACATTGTCTGCTGAAAACAGAAACCCCACTTTTTTATAGGCTTCCTCCACGCAGAATTCATTTATCTTTGTAATGAAGTTTGCAGTATCGACTCTTGATTCTTGTGCAACGGTGGTAAGATAAATGAATGAATCGTCCTGTGGATACGCTCTTTGAGTTTTAATTGTACGAGACCAGCTTTTAGGCCCGTTGCCATTCACGGCAAAAATGCGTTCATTTTCTGTATAATAACCGCGCCTATTATAATACTCATTGAGGACAGTCATATACGCTTGAATTGGAAAGTTTACCGTTTCGGGATTGTTTATAAGTAGCTGCGGAAGCAGTTTCTCCTTAATGTCGGAAAATCGAGTTAACACCCTAATCAGCAGCTGTATATCATTTTTTTGTTCGGCATCAGTCTTTCCAAGATTGTAACCAACCGGAAAACAAACCTTAATTTGCTCTCCATCCGAACGAATACCGACAAAGGTATCCGTTCCTTCATTTGTATTTACATGACACTCATATAAAGGTGCTGACTCTTTTTCCATATCATCGCTCCTTTACTCTTCCTGATTTAACCCAAAGATATCGTCGGCAAAGACGCTAAAGCGTTTATCTCCTTGTGCTGTTTCAAAGGCTTTAATCAATTTTTCAAGACTATCATAATCACTCTTGAAAATCTCATCGCGTGTGAACTTGAAAGCATCATCCCACAAATACTTCAAAACCTTTTCAGGGAAATTGTGATTTCTATCATCAGCCTCATCCTGGGTAAGTCCGTCCGCTGTTGTATAGAAACGCAAATCCTTTTCAGTTACAAAGTACGCACCTAATCTCTTATCTTCGGAAGAGGTCATGCCAATGTTCTTGCTTATAATTAAACTGTTAATTGTATCTGCAAATTTCGCCCACTTTATTGATGTATCAAGAATTGGCTTTCCGGCAATAGTAGATTTGAAAACATCATTTTCAACCATACGCATATTCCATCTTCTTTGGAACGCCGTGTCCAAGGTGAAAACGTTCTGGTCAGAGGTATTCATAGTAGCAAAGATGTGCAAATTAGACGGTAACTTAACTTTATTAGTTACTTCACCATGAATATATACTTTTGCTGCAACATCCGCATTAGTAATCTCATATGCACCGCTACCATCTTCTTCTCTATCCAGCATCTGAAAAATATCACCAAAAATAGCAGGAGCGTTACCACGGTTGATTTCTTCGACAATTAGACAATATTTCTTGTCAGGATTGTTGTATGCTGCAGACAAGGTACGAGTAAAAGGACCCGCAGAAAATTCATATCTGATTTTTCCAGTCTCAGCATCCGTCAATGGAAGAATTTGTCCGACAAAGTCTCCGTAGGTATAGTCCGGATGGAACACAACTCTTTCAACAGAGTATGCATCTTTACAATACTTATTCATAATAGTAAAACTCTTACCACATCCCGGAACACCGTAGAGAAGAACATTTGCACCGCCTTTCAAACGAATAGACTCATCAATGATCTGGTTGTCGCGAACTTCGGTTTCGTCGTGGTCTGTATCTACCACACCATAATGTAAATCTTTATAATTTTCAATATAGTGGTATATAAATTCCGGACGGAATGCAACCAGATTTTTACCTGTTGATTTATCAACATAGTATCCAGCATTTTTGGCAGGCATAACATCTGTTCTCATGTTTACACGCAAGCTAGGATTGGCTGGATAATTTTTCCTTTCCTCGATTGGCCATGCAACGATAATAGTATCTGCAAGTGAATTCTTGTTTTCATACACATAAAAGCCAAGAATCAATGCATCATCAAAATACTGTCTCGGATCATTTTCTGTCCCCAGCTGAATTTTCTTTTCTTCACGATTACGTTCAGGGTCTTCTTTACGGACATTACCATGGAAAAGGTGAAAACGCTTTTCTATCTGCAAATTTTCATTTTTTAGCTCAATATAATAATGTGCAGATGTGATTTCCTCTAAAAGAGTATATGTCCATCCGTTAATAGAGAACATTTTCTCTATCATATTTTTCTTTTCTGACGGTGTTAAAGTGACTGGCGTTCCCACAACAATTGAGCCTTGTGAATTTACCTCGTAACGCTCATCTCTTTCCATCGAAATACACCTCCTTTATTCTAGTGGCTAATATGTGTGCCATCTCCACTGGAACAGCATTGCCTACCTGGCGCCACTGTTCTTTCATTTCCCCAACGAGAACATACTCATCGGGAAAAGTTTGTATCCTTTTTAGTTCCTCAATTCTAAGGAAACGATTTCGCCAATGGAATGGACCTTGGTTAGTTGAAAAACTTGCTTGTATGGTCCAAGACGGTCTGTCCGGCGTAAGTTTTAGCAAAAAGGTCCAATAACGAGATTTCCACTTGAATTTCGGATTCGGATACCCGCGCTTTTCCGTAAAATACAAATAATTATCTCCTGCTGGAATTTCAAGAAGTAACTCATAGTCCTTCGCTCCGGGACGTTGAAGTTTTTCTTCCTCGGTGATGTTATCAAAATCAGATATAACTTCGCCACAAGTTACCCAAGGTAATTTATCTGTTTTTTTCTGTGGGTCAGCATGAGTCTCTTCCGGAAACACAAACTTCGGCAGCTCCTTTAAACTGCCAATACAAAAGAATCTTTTTCTCGTTTGTGGAACACCATAGTTTGCACAGTTCACTACCTTGTAGGTAATGTTATATCCTAAACTATCTGCTTTTTCTTTTAGAAAATCAAACTCCTCTTGATGTGTTTTGAATGAAAAACCATCAACATTTTCAAACAAAAAGACCTTCGGCTTCAATTCTTCTACGGCTCTGAAATATTCCGGAACTGCAAAACCAGCGTGTTCATCGTCAAAACCATCTGCCTTGCCCACAAGGTAGTGGCGAGTTTGACTGTAAGGTGGGCAAGGAGGTCCCCCGATAAGACAGTCGATTTCTCCGTATTTTTCTTTCAATTCTTTGAAATTGATATTCCTGACATCACCGCAAAACACCTCGTCAGCCATATCATTCTTCTTCAAAGTTTCACAAGCAATATCCCAGACATCAGTAGCAAATACAGTCCTAAATCCCGCCTGTTCAAATCCGATATCAAGGCCACCCGCACCGGAAAAAAGGCTGATAACCCTTGGTTTTGTTATATCCATCTGCATAATTCTTCAACCACCTTTTTTGCGAGTAACGGGGGAACGGCATTTCCTATTTGTTTGTGCTGGGAATATGTACTTCCATAAAACACATAATCGTCCGGAAATGTCTGAATTGCTGCCAATTCCCTAATATTCAATCTTCTGTTCTTCCAATGGAATGGACCTTCCCAATGACCAGGACTGGCAATAATAGTCCATGATGGTTGAAAAGGATGCAGTTTTAGAAGAGAGAGCCAATATCTTTTTCCTGCCACGAACACAGGATTCGGATGATTCTCACGTTCAGTCAAGGCAATATAATTTTTTCCAAATGGTATACACGTCAATTCATGCTCCCATTTACCTTCTGCAGCAAGTTTCTCTTCTTCGCAATATTCAGGTGCATCAAATTTGCCAATCCAATCAATTACTCTTTCATACGGTAACAGATTCGAATTTGCCAGAATTTCTTTTTCAGAACCATGGGTCTGTTGAAGAGAAGCATTAATGTCTTTCTTGCTTGCCAAGAAGAATACCCTTTTCCTTTTCTGTGGAATTCCATATTCTGCAGCGTTGATTTTTAACACAGAACACTTGTACCCAAGTCTACTCATGTTCTCATAAATGGTGTCAACTGCTTCCTTGTTAGAAGGATGCATTATGCTCTCTACATTTTCAAGTACAAATCCATCCGGTTGCAAATCTTCAATAATTTTGAAGTAGGGAACAATTAAATTCCTTGGGTCCTCACTAGAGTTTCGTTTTTCATTAGTAACCCAATAACCCGCTTTTGAAAATGGCTGGCAAGGGGGGCCGCCGATAATAATCAGCTTCTCCGGTTTTTCTTTTTCCAAAAGTTCCTTATAGTGACTTCCGTTCAATTTGGTTATGTCACCAACCTCATGCAACGTATCCTTAAAGAAAGGATTCCTTTTAATGGTTTCTACACTATCTTCAAAGATATCAAGACTAGACAGAACTTTTACTCCTGCCAATTGTGCACCAATATCCAAGCCACCCGCTCCAGAGAACATACTGATTGCCTTAACGTCAGTACGATAATCTATTTGAAGGTCGTTGACTGTGTACCCTTTATGCTCGTAGGGAATAACAATATCCCCCTTATCATCTACTTCAAAAGCAGCAAGCATCGCCTCCCGTTGATGGGGAGTAACATTTGCAAAATACTGCTTTTCAATCTTATATGTTGACATAGTTCCTCCTTGGTCACTTAATCCAAAGACCAAGTGCCTCGCTTAATATTCTTGATTTGACCTCGTGATTTAAGATTCGTTCTACTCCAACGCAATCTATAATTCAACTTTGTTCCTAAACCACTTTCGTCTTCCATCTGCACAACTTCATCCGGCAGATTCAGTATTTCTATTACTTTTTGATTAATTTGTTCTGTCGTGGCTTCTCCGCCCAATTCCTTGAGAGCGTTAAGAACGGCTTCTTCCAGCACGCTGTTGGAAGGAAAATAAGTTTTTTTCATAGCTATATCCTCCTAATTTTTATATGTCTGCGCTTTTTCCGCTTTTAATCCAAGCATCAAGTTCAGAGCGTTTAAATTTCCAAAGCTTCCCGATTTTCTGTGCCGGGATGCCGTTTTTCTTTTTTATCCAGTTCCTAACTGTTTCTTTGGTTACTCCCAGGTATTCGGCTACCTCGTTAATACCAATCCAACCATCATTATATTTTTCCATCATTTGCGCCACCTCACATGCACGCATAATTCAACTATTATACTATACACAAATAGCCCTCTTTTGTCAATGTGTTTTCGTGGAATTTCGTGATAATTGCTAGTGTTTTCGTGGAAATTATAGAAATAAACAAGCCTACCTCTGCAACTTCTATATTTTCTATACGACGTATCCATGATACACTTCCCATAAAAATACCGAGAATCAGAAATACTTCCAACTCTCGGAAATGTCGTGTTTTCAGCATTCACTTGTTTATAAGTATCTCTTGAAGGCGTTTTTCATCTTCAAGGCAACGTCCATCGCCCAATCGAACTGTTCAGACCACTTATCCTTGTTGTCAAAATCTGCTGGATGGGATATAAGGATTCTGCTAGCTTTCTTGTCCGGCAATTCTCTCCAGTCAAGTTTCATATCCATATCCGTTTCAATTTCCGTCTTATGGGAATGAAACTTATGGAACAGTTCTTTATCATCAGAAATGTACCACTCTACAACAATCTGGTTATCCTTGCGAATCTGATTGATGCTGATATGACAAGCGGAGGAACCCACGCTCATAGTCATCCAATGGTCTGTACTTGCCTTTCTCTTATTGAACTGCTTTGCAAATGCATGATTTTGAAATGCATAATCATTGAAGGCAACCCAATAGTCGTATCTTGCTTGCAGCGTAGGGGAATTACTGGTGTTACGCTTAATTTCTTTTGTCCAGTCATTCGGCTTTTCTACCACTTCGAACTTAACGGCAATATCAGAACTTCCGATTTGATACAGTTTGATTTCTACCAGGAAGAAAGCAATATTCTCATCGGTGTGATTATTCAGCCACTCAATTGCAGAGCGATGTTCTTCTCTTGCTCTCTTAACAACCCAGATTACAATATCAGCAGATTTGCCGGATGCATATGTAATCAATTTACCAAGGTGGTCATGGTTTGTATCTTCAAGCTGATTCTCGATGATGATTTTTCTGTCCGTTCCAGTTTCGGTTGCATAAATGTCCACATTGAAATCTCCAACGCTGGACTCGGTTTCGTCAACAGTTATCTCCAAGCCAACGGCATCCGCCAGCAACGCAAGATTATCCTCTTCTGCAAGCCAAGGAGTGAAGTCTATTGCCTCATGTGGCCATACCTTTCTCAAGTCTTTTATTTCTTTCAATTTGCCTAAATTAATCAACTCTATTCCTCCTTGCCGTGCAATTAACCATTCTATCAACCCAACAATAGGCAAAATCATCTTGTCCACTCGACTTTGCCTATTTTCAACCTATCAATTTTGCCATAAGCCAGGCGATAAATCTCCCGTTCCGAAATCATCAAAACAATATGCCCAACTCTCGGAAATGCCTTGTTTTCAAGCCTTTTTCGCTATTCAGTTCTGTGCCATTGACAGCAATACTACTGTCTTCACATGTCGAAAGTTCATCTGTATCCTCAACCCTATGGGCAAAAACAGTTAATCTGTATTCTCGACCTACCGAAAGCAAAACTGTATACTCAACCCTCGCTAAACAGATCGGTTGATTTGTTTCCGAGATAGTAATAAAGGGATTTCCAGCATCCGGCATTCGGTTGCCAGGATAGTAGAAAACCCTTTATTATGGGCATTTTCGCCTTTTATTTGCTTGTTCGTGACATCAAGACTACCGTCTCGACAGTTGTTTCAGTTTCCAAGGGAAGTTCTTTCACTTCCTCACCATCAACAGGCA